CCTTAAGCCCCGGCCCCCAAAGGAGGGAGGGATGCTATAAGGGCCTATCCCTATCCTACCCCATCGCCTCTAACAAGGCCCTTCTCTTGGCCTCGTTCAGTGCAACCGTTGCACCAGACCTCTGGCCTCTCCCTCCAGACCTGCGCCTCTGCCTCGCGTTGGCCCGCCGCTGCTCCCTGTCCGCCGTCTCATCCCAACTCCAATGCACTACCCTCTCCTCCCTCACCATCGTCCCTTGCCAGGACGCTAGCGTCCCCCGCCCGCCGTCGTATATCGTTCTCATAGACCTGAGGAGGAGAACAAGTCTCCCTGTCCTCCTCCTCCACGTCTAGGAGCTCTGCTCCCTCCCTCTCGTCAAATCCCCGCCTTCAGGACCGCGTCCAAGAACACCTTGACCGAGGCCAAAAACTCCGTCGTGTATGCGCCCTCCTCATCCGTCGTGTCCCCTTCATACCCGACCTTCTTGGCGATCGCGTCCAGCGTCGCCCCTCCGGCCACCTTCTCGGCCAGAAGACTCTTCTCCCGGGCGAACTTAGGCCCGGCTGCCGTCGGAACGTATTCCGTCACCGTCACCTCGGAATCGATTTTTCCTTTGTCGTCTCCGACTTCCATACAAAGGAAAATTGCCTTCAGCGCGTCAGCGATGGCATCTTTAAATTCCACCTCGCCGCGCTTCGTGCCCGTCCGGACGGTCTTCTCACCGACCTTCTTGACAATCCCGAGAACCTTGTCGATTTCGCTCTGACGTTGCGCAACCTGCAAAATCCCCTTCGCTACGAGCGTTTCCACTTGCTCGGCGCTCACCTCGGTCACCAGCGTTACGTCGAAATTTCCAACATTCCAGTTGTTTTTGATTTTCATAGTATAGGAAAAAGGACGGAAAGACGAAGAGAACGAGCAGGGAAACGTAATTGTTTCCAAGGTCATTCCTCCCTCATTTTCCTTTCTCCTTGCTATGAACTAAGAGAATAGAATCGAACGCGGGCGGGGTGGCTAGGAAGCGTATTCCTTACTGAGTTTCCATCCTCCCGTAGGAGTGCTTTCTGTAAAGCACCACCTTGAAGGCATTAGTGCCATTGTGAGTGAGTTTGCGAACTTTTCCAAGTTTTCATCGGTTCCCGAAACCTTCATTGCGTAATTTACGCAACCGGGTCCGCTTACCGCTTCCATCATGGAAACTTCGACTTGGTGATCAAATTGTGCGCACTCCATAACCATCCGGCAAAAATCCGTCCAGTTAATTTCGGGCACCAATTTCGAGCTTGCGATTAGTAGATTTTTCATAGCCTACCGTCCGGGCTCAACTCTATCCTCTCAAAGAAGAGGGAAGGGAAGGACGAAATCGTAAGCTTTGACTAAAGTCATCATTCCTCAAGGGCTTTGCCTTGCTGGGTTGCCTACGGGAGCGGCGTCTGTATCCTCAGACCACTATGGGCCTCCTTTCAACGCCTGACCTCCAGCTTTCGTCCCTCCTTCCCCTCTTCTTATCAGCGGGCCTTTCGGGCACCCGCGCTTCCCTTATCCTATCAGAGATCCAATCGGTTAGCGGATCACCGCTATCCATATAGAGCGCAGCCTGGGGCGGGGGTTTCGAAGGGGTACCCTTGCCCCAAGCAAGTCACAGCCATAGTGTATAACAGACCTAGGTCCCCGCACGTCCAACCTACCGCAAACCAAAAGCAAAATATAAACTTAAAATAAGCAATTTTCCTTTGTAAAAAAGTAGCCGGGGGAGGTGGGTGGGTGTATAGTAGCGGGGATGGAAGAGGTTGAGACAAAGGAAAATTGCCGCGGAGCCGACGGGGCGGAGGCGAAAGCCGTTGGCGAGATGCCGAGCGGCCACGGGGTGGACGTTCTTCCTTGGCCAACGGAGGCGCTGGCGATGCTGTGGAAATGAGCGGAGATACGACGGCGATTGAAATCCTCCCACCGGGGGCCCAAAGTGGGCCTGGTTCGTATGGGGTTTTATCCTCGTTTCATGGGAAGCCCCAAACTCGGATTATTCAGGCCGAACTCCCGTGGCATCGTAAAGCCGCGCAGTTGGTGGCGTCAGCTCAGTGGTCCCTTAAGCAAATCGCGGACCTTCTGGATAAAAGCGAGAGCCAGGTTCAGACGCTTTTTCGTCAGCCGTGGTTTCAAAAAACCGTTTCCGACATCATGCTCGAAGAGGGGCAGGATATTTCGGAGCAGTTTCGTGCAGAAGCCCTAAATTCGCTTAATACCCTCGTTGAAGTTCGCGACGACCTGGACGCGGGGAAGTCCATCCGCGTTGCTGCGGCTATTGCCATTCTCGACCGTGCGCCGAATGTTGGCAAGCCAATCCAACGCATCGAATCCAAAAATATCAATTTCTCCGGAGACCCGGTTGTCGAGGCCAATCGACTCAGGAGCGAAATCAAAAACCTCGAAAAACCAACCTACCCATGAAATTTAAATACCTTCTCGAAAGCGTTATTTGCGCCACTATCATCGCGTGTGCTACGCTCCCCTTCGTTGGCTCCTCCTCCGCTCAGAGCCAGCAGTATCGACCCGACGTCAGCGTGATCTACAACACGGATGGCAACCCGAACACCAACGGCAAATACGGCAACCCCGGCGACATCTGCGTCGACAAGACGACTGGCTCCCTGTTCGTTAAAACCGGCCCCTCTGGCACCACCTCTTGGCAAGCCAATCCTGCGATTACGTCTGCCACGAACAACCCGGTCACCGGCTCCCTGGTGCTTACTTCGACTTCGGTGAAGTTCTACCTTACTCCGACCACCGGGATCGAAATCAAGTCGGGAACCACAGCGCCCTTCTAACCCTTCTTCGCTGTGCCCGACTCCTCTTCGTTACTTCAGCAAAAGCTCGACGAACAACTCGCTAACGGCGAAGTCTGGACCGAACTTGAAGCTGCTGCTGAAGTCCTCCTGAATGCCATCGTCGCCTAACTTACTTCCATGTCTTCTCAACTTCGTGAGCTTCTCAACGAGAAACTAGCAGCCGGCACTCCGTGGACGGCTTTTGAGGGCTTCGTGGAACTTCTTGCCAACGCTTCGTCGGGCGGCGTTGGCGTAAGTTGGCCCCTTGGCAACGCCTTCATGCGGAGCGGGGAAATCATCGTGGAGAATGGCGGCATCTGCGGAGACCCGCAAATCTTCTGGGACGAAGATAATTCCCGTTACGTGATGTATTACTTCACTACGTCACCGGAGCTCTGCTGTGCGTCGATGACGGCGGACAACCTCGAAGGTCCGTGGTCCCCTGGCGTCGCCTTCCTTCCCGGCTACCACAAGCCGTCGCTTTTGCTGGACCCAAATGGGGTGCCGGTCAAAATCAACGGCCTTTATCATATTTACGTTTCCTCGTATCCGACCAAAGATATTTACGTCGCCACCTGCGAGGACCTTCAGGGTCCATTCACGTTAATCGAGCCTCCTGTTCTTGTTCGTGGTGACTCTGGCATTGACCAGACCGGGGTGGACACCCCTAGCGCGTTGTTCTACAACGGCCACATTTATCTTTTCTACATGGCGTTTCCGACGGACGAGGACGCCACCTACGGCTACGCTTCTCGGATTGCCTTAGCCACATCAACAATTCCAACTTCTGGATTCGAAAAGCTCGGCGCGGTGCTCAACCCTTCTACGAACTCTGGCGATTGGGACTACGGATGGCTCGGCGGAAGCAACGTGCGCCGAATCGGACTGAAGTGGGTCAACGTCTACAACGGCGCAGCTGAGCGTCCGTCCGGTGGTTCAGGTGATGAACCTGACGGTTCCCAAATCGGCTTCGCTACTGCGGACTATCCCATCGGGCCGTGGACAAAATCCTCCTACAACCCTTATATTTCTCTCTCCGACAGCGGCTTCGAGTCCGTCAACGTCTGGCGCCCATTCTTGGTTCTCGATCCCACCACTCGTCGTTGGCTTATCGCCTATAACGCTGGTTCCGGCGTCGAGAAAATCACCTTTGCCCGACAGGCGGATTTCTACGAACGCTATCGAGAAGCCACTCCTGGCGAAATCACCCTCGAAGACTCCTCTGGCAACGGTGCCGATCTCACCAACAACGGTGTAACCGTTGGGCAGTTTGGTGCGTATTTCACCTCCGGTGCATATCTCAACGGCTCCGATGAGTTCCTCCCTGACGCCGACGAACCTCGCACGCTGTCGATTCGCATTCGCCCAACGTCTGCACTTCCTGCGTCTCCGTCCAACCGTTCGTTCTTGGCCTACGGCACCCAGAACGATGAAAACGCTCAGGTCCTTTCCGCTGATTCTTCTCATGTCCAATACGCTGGTTGGGCTGATGACTTCCCATTTTCTGAGGCCCTTTCGGTTAACACCTGGTATTCCGTCATCGCTACCTTCGACGGCACGACTTGTGAGGTCTTCATTGACGGGGTCTCTATTGGGTCCGACACTCCAGTCGCCTGGGACACCATTCATTTCGGCCTTTGTATCGGGGCCAACCTCGACTCGAACCCTGACACCGCCTGGCAGGGCTATCTCAAAGACGTTCGAGTTTACGACCGAGTCCTCAACGGAACCGAGATCACCAACCTCGCAGCGAATACCGCGGTGCCCATTAGTGGCCTCGTCGGCGAATGGATTCTATTCAACTCCTAGCCTATGCCTCCAAAAACGACCCTCCCGTCAACGGCTTCGCAACTCAACTCTCTCCTCCTCGCTATTCTGATTGGTGTTGCTTCGTTCATTGCGGCTCAAGTCTGGTTAATGAACGGCCGCCTCGTCAGCGTTGAAGTCAAACTCGAAACAGTGCAAAACGGACAAAACATGCTTTCCGCTGACGTCGGCAAAATCAAAGATTCCCAGGCTCGCAATCGTTCCTTCTAATGAAATCCATCACCGATGTTCTTTTGTTTTTGTGGAAGAACCGCGTCTTAATTATGACGGCGATTCCTCTTGTCAAAGAAGCTGCGCACGAATTCAACACAAATCCCGATAAAAAGTTCTGGGTCGCCGGACAACTTGAAGTCCTTAAAAGGTTCACCCCCGACGACATCGACAAGGGAATCGACCTCGTTGTTCAATTGTTGCAATGGAAAGGGATTCTCAAATGAGGAGTGACCTTCCGGCTACGGCTCCGGTTCCTATGAAAACCCCGCAGCCGGTTATCTATCTCGTTATTGGGACAATCGCCATCGTGGTCATTGGCATCTCCTCCACTATGTGCTTTATGGCTATTCGTGGGCTTGAAGCTACTGAAGTCTTTTCGTCTCTTAAGGACGTACTTATTTTATTCTCTGGCGTTCTCGCCGGACTTCTAACCAACACCCGTTCTGCTGAGGTTAAGGGCAAATGAGCGGTTGGATCGGAGGAAAGTTTTGGCGAACCATCTGGTTCAAGATTCCTTCGTCAAAACGTGACGACGTCGCTAAAGCAACTCGAAAAGCCGCGGAGGTATTTTCCGCCGAAGAACGCAAAGAACAACAAATTCGTGACCTTCCTGAGACTTCGTCTCGCCAGCCACAACCTATTCGTGAACACGTTAAATCAACCCTCATTCGCCGTGGAAACCAAAAAGGATAACCAACAGTTGCTGGTGGTTTTGCTTTTGGTGATGTTGTTGAGCGGGTGTGCTGCTGGTCCAGGAGAGCGGATTAGTGTGCCAATTGCAGGAACGACGAGCAAGGGAACAAACGTAGAATTCATGGCAACAGCATATCAAAACGGGAACGACAATTTCGGCCCTAGCAAGGTCACTGTGAAGAAGGGTGATTATGAGGTCGTCGTGGATCGGTCCATGCCGACAGGCTACGAGGGACTGTTCGCCACAACAACCACTGTAAAGGATGGAGTGACGACCACCACGCAGCAACCTCTTATGGCATCCCAGAGGGCGTCCTATGCGTGGGACGCCTTCTTTTCGGGGCTCGGCACCACTTTGGGTAAAGTTGGTCAGTATATTTTAGGAACCACGGTGGTTGGAGCCGCAGCAGTTCCAGCTGTAGGCGCTATCCCTTAGGGCCCACTTTGAGCCTAGTTTATTATGCCCACCTACGACGAAATCAAATCCGCCTTCGCGAACAAGAATTATAAATTCTACGTTGGCGATCTCAACCTCAACGTGTTCGGTGTTCGCAAAGCCAACGGAAAAACAAACCTTTTCGACGATAGCCTCGGCGTCGTCTACGAACATCACGGCTCCCCGATTGTCAATCTCTGGTCCGCTACCACCGACCCTGGCCTCCCTTGGCTCGAAAACCCCCTCAACGCGAAGGGTGCCGCCATCCTTGTTCCTGGTCAATATCCCGTCTACTCGATCGACTACCATCGTGGTGCCTACAAAGCTCTGTGCCAACGCAGAGGCCCCGTAAAAGTCTATCGCGACGGCAACCGTAACGCCACACTCGACTACGACCCAAAAACAATTACCACGGGCGACTACGGCATCAACATCCATCGCGCTTCACGGAATGGGCGCTCCGTCTTTGTCGACCGTAATTCCGCCGGCTGTCAAGTTTTCGCTGACTCAACCTCCTTCGACAACTTCATGTCCATCTGTTATGCAGCCGAAAAACGATACGGGAACAAGTTCACATACACCTTGTTCGACGAAAAAGACTTCCCCTCCGTCGGTTAATCACGTTCCACTTCAGTTTACTTTTTGTGAATCCTGCGACGAATCAATTCGAGCCGACCGACAATTCTGCCCCTACTGCGGAAGTCGGAACCTCCGTGTTCGACGTTGAGGCATTTCTCGAGGTCCAAGAACTCCGGCGTAAGAAAGAGGGCCTCCTGCGGTTGAAGGAATTGCAGGAAACTCACGGGGTAAATTTCTATCGTCCACACGCGAAGCAGGACAAATTTCATTGCTCTCTCGCCAACGGCCGTTACCTTCGCACGGGCAACCGATTCGGTAAATCCGATAGTGGCGCAGCCGAAGACGTAGCTTGGCTCCGTGGCCAGCGCGAATGGTATAAATACGAATTTGACGTGCTTGACGGCAAACGCAACGTCGTTCGGCATCACGAAGGCGGTGAAAACCATCCTCTCGTTCGCCAGGGTATTCCGCAGCGTCCTGTAAAGGGCCTTCTACTCGTCGTCGACTGGGACAAAGCGAAAGAAATCCACACAAATCGCGAAGGAGCATTCGAAACCTGGGGCAAGCTATTCAAACTTATTCCTCGTGACGCGGTCGAAAAAGTTGTTTTAACTCGCGGCTCTCATGTTGTTCAAATCTTCGTCAAACGTGCCGATGGCATGGGCAGTTCGGTTCTTTATATCGACACGGTTGAATCTTACAAACATAACAAGATGGGTGCTGAATCGTCGGATTGGGACTTCATCCACGTTGACGAGCCTTGCCCCAACTCCATGTGGAAAGCTCATTCACGTGGCCTAACGGACCGGAACGGCGCTTTCTGGTTCACCTGCACCCCGATCGACGAGATGTGGATGAACGACGAATTTGTCCCCGACGGCCAGCATATCATTAAAGACGCCACCGACGGGCTTGAATTCATCAAGGACAACAACTCCTTCATTACCCGTTACATCATCACCGGTTCAATTGAGGATAACCCTCACATCGACGAAGCCGGCAAAGCCAACTTCAAGTCCAAACTCACACGTGAGGAAATCGAATGTCGGTTCCACGGCCTGCCGTTGGCTCTTGCTGGCATGGTTTACAAAGAATTCATTTATGACGTTCACGTATTGGCCGACGTGCCGCAAGGCTGGGACGACTATTGGCTTCCCCCCAAAGACTACACAATCCGTGTGTTCTGGGACGTTCACGGAGCACGAGTTCCTCAGGCATTGTTGTTCTTCGCTACCGCACCCGATGGAACAGCATTCGTTTATGACGAACTCTTCTGCGAGCCGCTTATCACCCCCAACTGCGGGTTGCTAAAACGCAAGACCGCTGGGCGTCACGTCGTCGACTATCTTGCCGATCCTCGGGCGTTTATTAAAAATCCCGTCACTGGCACCGCTGACATCGAAGAGGAGTGGATCGCGCATAATCTTTTCTTCCTTCCTGCGTCGAAAGACCTCACCCTCGGGGTCTCGAAGGTAAAAGAAAAACTCAACGAACGGCATTCCGTTACTCGGCTGCCTACCATCTACATTTCACCCCGCTGCGCCCGCACGTTGTTCGAATTCACCCATTACGTCTACGATCTCAAAACCAACGAGCCTAAGGACGCCGACAACCACATGATGGAAAATCTCTATCGTGCGGTTCTCAACGGGTTGCATTACGTCCCGATTCAACTTAATCAACCCTCTCGGCCGTATATCATACGCGATAACGTCGACGTCCTCCACACCACCGAATACCGCGATCGTCGTGACGTAACCTCTTTTCTCAAATGACCTCTGACGTCCTTGATTTCCTTTCAAAGGAACAACTCACACCCGAACACGAAGCCTTGCTCTCGCATTGCAAGGCACTCGTGCGTCGCTCTCGTGGCGACATGAGCAAAAAATATTCCGACTGGGATGTTCAAGACCTCGTCTACCGGGGCATTCGCTGCCTCGACCGCGACGACATCAAAGCGGCGCAACAAGGCAAGCCGGTGAAGATGATCACCCCGAACACTTTTGCTCAGTGTCAAACCTTTATTTCGTTCCTTTTCCTCACGTTCATGCAGAACCGGACATTCTTCGAGGTCGTTCCTACGGGCCGCGAAGACCACGGCACGAAGCACATGGACGTCGAGACGATGCTGCAATACGACCTTCGTCAAGCTAACTGGGCGGGCGTTCTTTATCAAAAACTTCTTGATACTTCACGGTTTGGTCTCGGTGTAACCGAGTGTATGTGGACTCGCGATGTCACACGTGCTTACGTGCCGTTAGCTGGCTCCAACCTCGTTATTCCATCCCCTGTCCAGCAAATGGAGTGGCAAGACTTCGTGAAGTTTGAAGGCAACCGAGTCCAGCCGATCTCTCCTTATCGGTTCTTCCCTGACACCACGTTTCCGATGACTGAATTCCAACGTGGTGAATTCTGCGCAACCGAAGAAGAATTCACCATTGGTTCTCTTAAGCAACTCGAGTCCGTCGGCGAAGTCCATGGTATTCAATACGTGCCGCCGCTTCCTCGTAATTGGGCCAAAATGCGTGGCGCAGAGACACGAACCGTGCTTGACTTCTCTCAACGTTCCGTGATTAGTCAATCTTGTGGTCAATCGCAGGGCTCCGCTATCGTTACTAAGATGAAAGTCCGCATTGTGCCGAAGGACTTTAAACTCGACGGGGAAGGCAAGAAGACCCTTGGCCCGGAAGAGTTCCCGATCATGTATGTCATCTGGTACGCGAACGATTCCCGTATTATCCGTGCGGAACCTGCTTACGCGTGGCATGATATGTTTGACCAGACGGTGAGTCAGTTCTCCCCTGACATGCACCACACGCTTAACCTTGGCCTCGCCGACCTCATTTATCGTCTACAAGAGGTTATCTCGTGGCTTTATAATTCTCGCATCACCGACGTCCGCCGTGTTATGCGTGGCCGCAACCTCATTAATCCGATGCTCGTGGATATGAAGTCCTACGACTCCGAAGGAGACATTTACATGCGCAGCGGGGTTAACGGCGCCATGATGGACCGCGCCATTATGCCCCTCAACCCTAACGAAGTCACTTCTGGTCACGTGAACGACGCTCAAGTGCTTTCGCAGGTGATGGAAGTTGTCACCGGCATCAACGGCAACGCAATGGGACAATACTCCTCCGGACGTCGTTCTGCTCGACAAACTGAAGTCGTCACCTCGGGCTCCGCTGGCCGTATGCGTATGCATGGGCAGCTCATCTTCAACGAAGGCCTCGCCCCCTTAGCAATGATGATGACTTCGAACTCTCGCCAACAGCTGCCCGAGGACCGTTTTAATCTCGTCATTGGCACCGCCGCGCAACAAGATCCTCGCCGTTACCTCGCCTTCAAGGGCACTCCGGAAGAAGTCATCTGCAACGCGGACTACTTCACTTTCGACGGCACTTTACAGTCCGAAAAAGGCTATCTTGCACAAGCACTTCAAGAACTGTTCGGCCAAGTCCTCGCAAACCCCGCCGCCGCTATGCAACTCGACGTCGATCCTCGCGTTATGTTGTCCGAGATCATGAATCTCCGGGGAGCAGGCGACGTCTCCCGGTTTTCGTTAGCCCAGAACGTCGCACGTGGCGCTCCTCCTCTTATGCCTCCGATGCCCGAACCTCAACCTTCTCCTTCAAATGTCGCAGCCTAAAGAACTTAATCCTGACGTCGAGCGGTTGCCGAAGCTCAAATTGCACCTTGCTGCCCTTGAAGCATTCATCGACTCCCCTGCTCACGAAGGCTACCTCGAAGGTTGCAAAACGGAAATCGCTCAGGTCGAATATGAAATCGCCTCGTTCGAGCCTTGCAACCAGGACCAATTTCTCGAACTTGCAAAACTTTACGGAATGCGAAGAGCACTTCTTCCGCTTCCTAACCGATTTCAGGACGCCCGCGACATCCTGAAAAGCCGCATCGACGAAGTCGAGCAGCACATCAAATCGTCCGGAAACCAATAACTAAAATGAAACGAAAATTCTCAGTATTGTTTGGCGCCTTTGAGTCGCCGATGTTCATGTTCGACGAAGACGGCAACCCCGGCGGTAACGACGTTCCTCCTGTTGAGGGCAATTCCGGCGGTGACCAGAATCCTTCCCCTCAACCGGCCCAAACTGGGCCTACTTTTGATCCTCGGGCCATCGCGACGGAACTCCATTCTGTCTTTCAGCAGAATCAACCCCAGCGTCCGCCTACCGAGGCCGAGATCGCACAGGCCCGCAAGGACCTTCGTGTATTCGAAATCTCCGACGAATGGGTCACTCGTTTCAACAACGCGGATACCCAAAAACAAGCGTTTGAACAGCTTCGCGATGGACTCATGGCCCAGTTCGCCACGTATACCGACCGTTTCGTTTCCGAACGTGACGCAGCGATCTTGGAGCGCATGTCTCCGTTTGAGCAGCACTTCGCCCAACAGCAAAACGAAGCTCTCATGACCCGTATGAATACCGCACATCCGGGGCTCGACAAACTGCGCCCGATCGTTGACAAGGTCATTGCGCATTTCCAGACTTCCAACGCCCGCTTTCCCGACGAGAAAAGCCTTTTCAACGCTGTTGTCCAGCACGTTGAACAGGTCGTCGGAATCACCCAACCTGGATTTAAGCTGAGTGCAGGCTCAGCGAACCCACATCAACCTGCGCAAAACCAACCCGGCTCTTTGCCGCGTGGAGCCTCTGGCTCTCGTGGTGGAGGCGCTCGGACGCCAGCCCCAGCCAACGGCGGAAGCCGTGTCGCTGCGTTGCTTGACGCCTAGGCCCTCCGAAGCGGAGCCAAAACCTAACCAAAACATATGCCACTAGGACTTGAATCGAGCGAACAACTCGATAACTTCTGGAGCCAGAACAGCCGGCGTAGGGTCTTCTACTCCTACCCGAACGGCACGGCTCCGCTCACGGGATTCCTATCCCTCGCAGACCCTGACAACACCAGCCATCCGCAATACGGATGGAACGAAGAGCGCTGGATTCAGCGCCGGACGGTGACCATCACTGGTCCAACTGCCAACAACGTGTTCTATACCGCCGGCGGCGCTGAATCCAGCGGCAACACGTTCACTCCAACCGCGGGAACCACTTACCGCATGTATGTCTACGACGCGGATCAGTTCCAACTCGACGACATGGTTAAGGTCCACAACCTTAACATTGCGGCGACTTCCGTTCGTACGGAAATCTCCGGTCTCGTGGTTACCAAGGGGGAAACCGTCGGCACCGGCGACTACATCGAAATTAAAGTCATCGCGAGTGCGGAAGGAGCTGTTACCAATAACTCCGCCACGCTCACGGTCGGACTTCCTGTCGTCCACGCTGGTTCGGCCTTCGCTGAAGGCTCTCGTTCGCGCACGGGCCGCTATCGGTTCCCGTCGGAAATCTTTAACTACACGCAGATTTTCAAAACTGCGTGGGAGATGACCGGCACGGCGCTGAAGGAGCCCACTAAGTACGACAAAACCGGCGACTACAAAAACCAACTCAAGAAGAACGGCATCGACCACCTTGCCGGTATGGAATGGGCGTTTTTGTTCGGCGACCGACGGACGGAAGCCGTCGAAGACCCCGACACCGGTTCTACCGTTCGTCGTGGCTACGTCGGTGGCGCCCTGTGGTTCCTCAAACAGTGGGAAAAAGGTTCCGTTGGCAACGGCGGCGCCTTCGACTACCGCGAAAACGCTACGGATGTCACCGCCCAAACCGACTACCGGGCGTATCCCGACAAACGCATCATTCGCCTTGGTTCGACGTCGATCTCCAAGGACGACTTCGAGGCCATTGAAGCGTTGCCGTTCGAGCGCACGAACTCCACCGAGTTCTGCAAACTCTGCCTCTGCGGCCCTGGCTACATTGGCAAAGTCAACGCACGGTATGGCAAGGACGTCCAAGTTACTCAGCTCCGTGGGGAGCAATACGAGGGCTGGGACTTCAAGATGACGAAGCGGACTTCGTTGACCGGCGACGTGTATTACAAAATGCATCCGTTGTTCAATAATCCCGAAATGCGCAACAGCGCGTTCTATATCGACCTCGGGTATATCAAATACCGGCCGATGGAGGACCGTGACACGGACATCATGCCGCTTATTCAGCTGCCTGATGCAGATAAACGCAAGGACCAATACCTCACCGAGGCCGGCCTTGAGTTCCCGTATCCCGAAGCGCACATGTTCGTCGGCGACCTGGGCAGCATCAGCCTGTAACCACCATGAGTGCACTCGCAACAACCGCGGTGTCACTCTATCCGGACAATCCTTCTTCCGAGTTCTATCCTCGGGGGAAGGACGACCGGACGGTGATCTGCCGTCGTCTCAAGCTTGTCCTAACCGGCCAAGGAACTGCCGCTAATCCTATCACAGCGGCGGCCCTCGGTGTCGACAAACTCCTTCGCGTCTCGAACCTCGTGGACGCTTCCAACAACAAGGGCTATCCTGCTGCCGTTGATCCAGTGAACAACATTGTTCTCCTCTTCGACGGTGCTGCGGCCCCGGCTCCGGTGGACGTTACCGCCGCGGCCACCTACATCCTCGTCGAGGGCACGGCAATCAGCCGTGGTCCGGCATAACAACAAACCACAAAATCCTATGTCCAAGAACATGATTGGTGAGTCGGTCTCCGACAAAACCTTCAACACGCCTAGCGGTTTCAACCGGGAGAAATTCTTCGGCACCACCGCCAAGGACCAAGCCGACAACATTACCGGCACCAACGAACAGAAAGCCTTCCGCGGCAAGAACGCGAAACCCAAGGGGCCGTTTGGCACCCAGGGTCAGGAGTTCTAAGTAGTTTCGTCAAATTCTCCTTCTCGTGAACCTTCTCGAAATCAAAACAGACGCGGCTAGTTATCTTGGCGTTACGGTGGCTGACCTCACCCAAAACAGTCAAGACCTCTGGCTGTCGGCTGCGAATCGTGCCCGACGCAATGCTGAACAGTTATACAACTTTGAATTCAGTCGTGCGTTGGTTGAACTTGAAGTCGATGGAGTCACGGGAGGGAGCCTTGACGATGCAACTTATTACGGCGACGATGATTCGGCATTAGTCAAGTCGATCATCGAAGTTGGATTGTTTGACGAAAATGGCAACCTGAGGCCGATCGACTGGACCACAGTTGCCGCGTCTCTCGAATGGCAGCGGATGCAGAAACCAGGTTTCTTGCCTCGGTATCCTACCGATGGACAAGCCATTGCGGGGTTGTGCGGTTCACAACGCGTCACCTTTGCTAATCGCAATGTCTACCTCGTGCCTAAACAGGCCGATTTTACCTTGACCCTGGGCTTAGAGGTTTATACTTTTGCTGCTGACTGGGCCGCAGCTGACCTTGATCCTACGCCAGTTGAAGATACATGGACCACCCAAGGGGCAGAATACCTACTTTGGGCAACTGTTTGTTCCCTCAACGTGCACTTCCAGCAATTCGTTCCCCGCACTGAAGGCAACCTGCCTCCTCCTACAGACCTCCGAGACGCTGGCCTACAAACTTTACTTAATTGGGACATTATGTCGTTTGAACAATTCCGTCGGCACAACTCATGAAGAACCGTGGACCATTACTCGAAGGACTAGCGAGAGGAATCGCCTCGGTTATTCCGGAGCGCTTTCTCGCGTCGGTTAAAATCAACCGCACTAGCCAAGGAGTTCCTAACGGAACCGAAGCCGACTCCACTTCGACTACGGTTCTCGAATCTCAGGTTAGCATTGCCACTCGTAACGAGGATCGAAAAGAAAACGTCGAACGAGATGCTGCAACTCCGTGGCCGCCATTGTCCGGCCAGGAGTACGATCGGCAACTTAACGTCGGCATTCCCTACGAGGAAACGATTGAGCTCGCTCCTGGTCCCATTGGCGATCCGGCAAAGGAAATCACCCCGCTTAATGATAAGCTTTCCCTCGTTCGCTCATTCGATACTTCACTGATCAGCGACGTTCTTGACGCCATTCTCATCCAAGGGTATTCTCCAGATCGAGTTTCGCTTCCTGATAAACTCGTTGCGGCGGAGACAATCTACAGCACGGAAACCGCCTATGGCATCGGTATCGGGGGAGGCAAAAATCGACGGGCTGAAAGTTCCGTGTCGGCGTCGATCATGCCAGACCTGGCTTACACCGTCGAACATGGGTATTCTGGCCCTGTCGATGGCACTATTCACTTGTTTTATTTGCCAATTGGTGGTGTGACGAAGTCCGCGATTCTCGACAAAATTGGCGGCACCGTTGCCGTGTGGCCAAATATTAAATTGATTTCACAGCGGTTAATCCTTACCGGACGTGCAAAAAGCCTTTCTACATCGATTCAAAATTCCGCGTCATCCTGGGGCACAGACAAGTCGACTCGCGTTTCCGTTACCGTTCGCGCGGTGAACCTTCCCCCTACGCTTCACGATACCATCCTCATCGACGACGAAGAAGAAGTCGAAGTTGAAACTGTTGGGGTCGATCCAACAGCGGAGCAAACGTATAACGAATCCGGATGGGTGTTCACCGAAGGCAGCGTTGGTCCTCCGCCGGTGGCCGGACAATGGAACTGGGTTGACGAAGATCCAGTTACCGTCGAAGTCACTAATCCTCTATTCGCCGAACTAACTGTGGCTGCGAACGTCTCTGCGTCATCTATTGCAGCAACCGAATTTATCTCCTTCCCTGTTGGCACTTATCTCGTAGACGTAAATGTCAGCCTCTACGGCTATGGATATATGCAGGTTTACGCGAAAACCGTCGACATCACTGAGGACTACGTTTAATTTATGTTCGGTAGCGAAGAACGAAAAGCGAAGCGTGCTGAAAAGGAGTTCGCTAAAGGTATGGACTACCTCGCCCGTGGGCGTGCTGATCTTGCACAGACGCGTTTCCAACGGGCAGAGAAACTCGGGCTTGACGTTAAGGCGCAAATGCGGGAGGTTGCAAGCCGCGACTTGGAAACTTTTAAACAGCGCATCGAACGCAAAAAAAGCAGCGCGGTAGATGACCCGCAGGTCATGGCTCCAATGAAAAACAACGCAGCAAGGTCTGTCTTCGACTCCCGCGAACGCATGTACCCTTCGGATGAGGCAACCGTTGGCGAAGGAACAACCTCTCGCAAAAGCGAAATTCCTGAAGAAATGCAGACGGAACGAGGACCACAGTCCGGCGAGAATCGCTACGAAGAGTTGCAATTGTGCGACGGTAGCGTTCGAGCGTTTGCCATTAAGTCGGGCTTCACGGGCTAAGTTATGGCAATTTTGTCTGCCGTTCCCGTTGGAAGCGAAATCTCTGCTTGTTGCTGCGACCATTGCGTTGTAGAAGAAGACCCAAGTGAATATCCAAACACATTCGAGATCACCGAAGAAGAGTTTAACGATTATTACAACGGTGGCATTTGGGCTATCACCGGCGACGGAGACTATGGCGAGTCGTTACCGGATGGACGCTATCTAACCGCAAGCGGTTCTGGCTCAGACAACATTGAAACAAGCGGTTGCGAGCAACTTGCTGGTTCTTATTTTCCTGTTAGTGGTGAACAGGTACTCGAGGTCGGCGAAGACCCAGTGCCTATTGCCTATGATGAACCTTACGGCATTACTCTCACGTTATATAAATTCGAGGACCAATTCTTTGCTCAATTCACCGCGTATATTCAGCAAGCGGATACGGACCCAGCGAGTACAACAGGCTATCCGCCAACGATTTCGTTAAGTGTCGATGGCCACACTCTCACTGGCTACGGCCATTGGAGTCCAGATTGGGCAGTGGAAACCGGCTATTCCAATACTACTTCCGTCACCCTCACCGCAACATTTACTCCAACATGAACGAATTTCGGGTAATCCTCAAACCAAAAGACTGCCCAGACTGCCAACCAAAAATCATCACATATAAGGAAATGAAACGAGCACTTACTATCCGCGCACTTACTACTGGTTTTCTCGTCACTGTTGACGGAAAAACCGAAATCCCCGTTCTCGACCAAGCTTCTTTGCTTGAGTTGGTGAAAAAAGAAACCACGCCGGAGCCTCCAAAAGTGGAAGCGGCAAACCAATAACTTTATGGCACGCCAAAACCTAGACGAAATTCTAAAGTTGGCTCAGGTTGCAATGGCTATGCAGGAGCCACAGCAACGTGCGGAACAGCAGGACTTGCAAACCATGCTCACTCTCGCGGGTCTTATGCAGCAGAGGCAAAACGACGAGGCCCAACTTGGGCTTGGTCGGGAGCGAATGCAGTTCGAGCAGCAGGGACGAGACGCAGCGTTAGCCGGGGAAAGGTATAATGCTGATTCTCGGTTGATTCAAGAACTCGTTGGCGACCCGAGTATTCCTTGGGAAGATAAGCAACAGCTTCTTAGTGGTCGTGAAGCACTTGCTGGACCGCTTAAGCAGATGCACGACAATCGAGTCAACAAACAAGTTTCTGCTATGCGTCCCGGTATTGAAGCCACATACGTTGCCAACAAAAACAATCCCGCAAAACTTCGCGAACAGTTGGGAATGCTCGGCATTGACTTTAGTGGCGACGCTGCAGGACGATTTGATTGGAACGAACTCAACCAGAGGACTTGGCCAGTGGAGCAAGCCGCGCCAGTGTCACCTTCTACTGTAACACAAGGAAGAGCACCCAACCTCGATGTAAACAACAACTTTTTTAAGGCCGCAGTACCTTCTTCTAACGCTAGAGACAATATTACTAACCTCATTACTTGGGGGCAGAATTTTGATCCAGTTGAAACTGCCACTAACAAGCTGGCCGACCTTTTATTCCCTCCTCCACCCACGGGAACTTTTAACCAACGACGTCAATGGCAAGGAGCGGAAACTTTGCCCCAACCAAAAACAAAAGCAAAACTCAATCGTTAAATATTATGCCTCCTTATCTAATGCAGCTCCTTGCTGGTTTCCAACAGCAACAGCAGGACCCGATGATGGCCATGCTTCAACAGGTCATGGCCGGCCGTTCACAACAACAACCATTCGATATTACGTCTCTTATCCGTGAAGCCCGGAACACTCCCGTTCAGGACGCTAATAACGCTCACGATGCTCGACTCGCCGCTGACCCATGGGCTGAAGGCGGACTATTCGCCAATCGTCCCCAACTATCGCCGGAAGCCCGTGCTGCGAGTCAGGGACTAAACGCTACAAATCAATGGGCGATGAGGGGGCAGGTCCCTGGCGTTGATCCACAGAAACTCGCGGGTATGATGCCGATGGCGCCGACGCCAGAACAAAACCGACAAAAGTTAGGTGCTGCCGGGTTGATTCAACCGCCAGCTCAACAGCCAATGGCTCCTGTTTCTAACGCATTCGATGCTAATACCACAGGGAAAATGTCCTTCGGAACGAACAATATCCCCGGCCAAACACCACAACGCCAAGGCACCATCAACGGCATGCCCGCCCAACAAGCTATTGATTCCGCGTATCCAGCGGCACAACAAGCCCGTGATAAATCGGCCTTTGCACAACAACAAGAGGCTTCCCTCAATCAGTGGCGGGGCCAAAATCCAGACCTCGCGAATAACATTGCTAACGAAGTCTACAACTCCCGCGGGATTCCGCAAAACCAACGACGGCTGAACAAAAACAAACGGCCAGCCATTGGTGCTAGTTCCTTGATTCGCTAACCTTTTCCTCTTCTTATGCCTCTTCCGTATAAATCCGTCCGAGAGCTCTACGACACGCTCTATCGTGCCGGCGTCACCAAGGCCCCTTTATCGGAGTGGGCTGCCGCAATGAACGAAAACACTGGAACGACTAATTATCAGTCCGGCGTCAACGATAATTTCATTAAGCGTGCGAGTTATGGTATTGATTCCCTGTTGGAGGCGACAGGACTGCCAGACGCTGGGGCGGCTCTCGGACGGAACGTGGGAGAATGGGTGGGAGACGGCGAAGCCGGAGCGGAAATTGGAAGAAGTTTGCCAAGAAGTTTGGTGAACTTCGCTCCGTTGGCGTTGTCCGCGATTCCGGGAGTTGGAGCTCCAGTGGGACTGGGCTTGAGTGGATTGTTGGCTGGTGCTGATGCATACACGCAAACGGATTCCCCGTTGAGCGGTATCTTGTCTGGTGGCATCACCGCTGCTATGCCAGGGGCAGCGAGGTTCGGTGAGCAAGCTGCTCTGCGGTTACTGCAAGGGGAAGGCGGACGAATTGCGGGGAACATTCTAACGAAGGGCGGATTCCAAGGGGTTAATGAGTTTATCCCACGAACCATTAGCGAAGGGCTAATCTCCCAGGGCGCTGGACAAGCAACTGCCTCCGTCCTCGGTGAAGGCCAGCGTATGCTGGAGGCAGGACTCAGCGACGACGTTGATTACGACTTCTCGCCAACACGGGCATTGCTCGAGATGACTCTTGGCCAAGCGCCGTTCGCAGGAATGTATGCTTTGCGGGGAGGCAGGGAACAACTCGGTGGAGCCGCGTCCCAGGCAAGACGGTCCTCGTTGCAAGCGGATATCGAACGGACGAAAACAAATCTCGCGTTGGCGGACGCCAAAAAGGAGTTGGATAATACTCCTCCTGTTGCTAAGCCACCGCCACAATCGGACGCGTTGACGAAGGCAAAGACGGAAAAACTCCTCTTAGATATTCAGAATCGCGTTACGTCGAATGATGCTCGTATCGACGCGTTGCGCAAAGAAGCCACGCCTGAAGCGTTGGACGAGTTGTCGCGCCTGGAGCGTGAGGACGATGCGATGTCGTTCGACGAAGGCTATCGCAGGGCACTGGAGGAAAACGGAGTCGAAGAAGTTTACAACCGTTCGTTGGATTCTATTCGCAAACGGAAGGGCATCGATCCTGAGTTGAATCCGGAGTTGCCCGTTGGACCTGAAGTCATTCCCGACCTTGTGCATCAGCGGAAGTTCAAAGAGGCTCAAGACCGCATTACGAACGCCAAATCCACGAAAGACCTCGCAGACGCGTTTGATGACGCGAATCAGGTTCTGGAGAGACTTGGTATGACGAAGATTCAGCGGAGCACTATCGAGGCGAAAAGAAAAGAACTCGAAGGAAACGCGACTCCGCCGACCGAAGGTGAGATTGCTATGGCGGTGGTTAATGACGCCAAGAATCAGTCGACGAATCAGTTAAAAGTTTTGCGGGACAAGGGCGTTAAACGAGAGGAAGCGCGACAGTTCGTTCAGGCACAAGAAGCCGAAGTTAAGTCGATGCTTGATGAAGACAACGAACTTATTCCGGGGTCCAATGAGTCGTTGGTCGCGGAGATGAACAATCTCAACGGATTGAAAGAAGCCTTCGCGAACCAAGGTGGACGTGCTAGCCAACTGGTCGAAACTGGCGAAGTCGATCGGATTTATTTGGACTGGGTGAATGACGGACGCAAGGGGGGATTTGATACAGTTCGGACGCGGTTGCTTGAAGCCCGGCGGACTGGAGCAGGGTTGCCAGGGAGGATTCAGAAGTCGGATTTGGAAAACGTCGTTAAGGATTATACGGCTCAAGACGAGTTGCAGAATTATACTGAACTTGCAGAAGAGTATGGATTCTTGAGCGAGTGGGAACTTGCGATTAAAAATAAGGATAAAAAGGCGATCGTGCAGTTGATGAATGAGATCGACCTTGCGGAGAAGGAAGCAGTTGCTCCAGCGCCCAGCAACGTCGGCGGAGGATTCACTTGGAGTTTAGTGGACTACAATCCAACAATGAACAAGCTGGGCAAACACACGTTGCCGAAGACGGGATTGTTAAAGGTTAGCCAGTTTAAGAACATGGCGAACCGGGATAACGCTGGCCCGGTGCCAGACGCGGAAGTTGATTTCATGAGGGAAGTGGTGCCTGAGGCGTTTGAGGGGGAGAATATTAATGTTCCGGTATTGTTCAAGGGGCTTGAGGAAAAGGGTCCGGTGGTGGAGGTGAAGAAGTTGGGGGGAACACCTGACCCTAAAGTTTCTACGTTAGAATCACAACGGCTTCTACACGAACTAGATACTAGGTTTCCTGGATGGCAAGAACGAAATGATATTGAGCGTTCTCCTGCTGAAATGGACCTGGTTTCAGCCTATGAAGACGCCTGGAACCAAGGTGAAGCTAATCGCGGTGCTACTAATCGTTCCCGCTACTCCTTCCTCGGTCCCAAATCCGAACAGGATATGCCGGGGTATGTTGAGGGGTTGGTGAGGTTGCCTGACGCTAACGTTGACTTAGGGGGTGGTGTTAAAACAGATACAGCTTATACAGGACCGCACTTTGGAAGTGAAGACAAAAACGTCCTCGCGTTCTTCCGTGGATACGAAGAGACGTTGCCCTCGGGCGAAAAGGCGTTTCATGTTATTGAGGTTCAGAGTGATTGGGGACAAGACGCACGTAAGAGCGGCACTTCAGAAAATAACGGACGCGCCCAAATTACTTACGGTATCACTGAAGGACATCCTCTCCTCCGCGTCTACGAGTCCCTCGCACTCAAAGCCGCGATCAATCACGCCAAGGAAATCGGTGCGACGAAGTTGATTCTGTCGGACGGGGAAACGGCGATGATGACGGAGGGGCATGATAAGGTTGCTCGAATGACGATCACCGGAGACGAACTTCGTAATTACGGTCTTGAAAATTTAGTTGATAAGTTGCCTAAAACTGGCGACGGTGGTTATTATCTTACACCTGAAATTGCTGCACAATACGGCATCGAAACAAAGGGTCGGCTCGAACCCTCCCAATCCGCCGGAATGCGTCTCCACTACGACCAAACCTTGCCTTCTGCGTTGAAGAAGCTGACGGGAGTGGAAGGAGAGAGGGTGGAGTTGGGGAATCATAAGTCGGCTATTGAAGTAGGGAATCCGCGTCGAGTAGACCTTGACTTATTTAACGAAGGAAACGGAGCGGAAATTCCAGTTTCTCCGGATCGCCTTGTTGGCTCCCCCGTATTCCGCAATCCTGACGGCACGCCGAAATCCTCTATCACCGGCCGCGCCTACGACATCTCATCTCTTCCCCGTCGCGACGCACAAGGGGGCGACTTCACCTTGGGAGGACGTGCTGCTGCTCCTCGTGGACGCCGGAACATCACTCCGTTCGTTCCTACCGACGACACTGGCGCGGCCTGGGTCCAAAGCGTTGGGGACTCCGGCGTGTCGTTGTATAATCGACTTCTTGCCTCGACTGATCCGGCGATTGCCAAAGTCATGCCTAGGCTTCAGTCGTTCATGGACGCTATCGAGCGCATCGGAGTTCAGCACATTGAAGGACGATCGGAGACCCATGGACTTGGAGGTAATGTCACCGTTCGGTTGAACGCCGCTCTTCGTAACGCTAGTCCTTGGGCAGCCGATAAAGAGATGGCTCACGAATTGTTGCACGGGATTACTCTGCACGAACTGCATCGGCCTACAAACGCGGAACACGTTGTCACGTTGGGTAAGTTGAGGGAACGCGTAGCACAGTCGTTGCCGAAACCGTTAAAAGACGTGCTCAACAAAGCCGTCGACAACGAATGGTATTCCGGCTGGGCGAACGGAACGAAAACCTGGGGCGAATTGTTCGACGGAACGAAGACAACCAAGGACGATCAAAACCTAATCTACGGGCTTCTCAATAATGACGAGTTCATTAGTCAAGCGTATTCCGACTCCTCGATGCAGGAGTTCCTTACGAACCAGAAAGGCAAAGCGAAGAACTTTAAAGATGAGTTTGTCGATTGGGTAAAGGGGTTGTTGGGCATGAAGGGGCAAACCGCCCTTGATGAATTCTTCCAAACCTCGGATCGAATTCTTACTTCCGCGAATGACGCAGCGAAAATCATGACCTACGGGGAGAAGTATCTTGAACGTCAGGGAACGCTCCCGCTTGTGGCGAGGAATCAATCGGAACGAGCCCTTGGCTTGATGTTGTCGATACAAAAAGGTGCGAAGGGCCAGGAGGTTTTGGACCTTCTTTCTGCTCAACATACGATTAGTCCCGCCTACGTGCGTGCGAAGCAGCAAATGGTTTCGCATTTCATGCAATTAGACAACGATACTGTGCTCTCTGGTCGTGTCCTCGAAGAAACCGGCTTCCAGCCAAGTCCTGAAGGGGTTGACGATTTCGTTAATTCGACGATCCTTGGCGACGTGCCGAACTATGAGTTCGCTATGGATTTGTTCCCTGAGCCTGTGGCGAATTATATTATCGCGAAGAATCACGATTATCGACAGGTCCTGGACGTAGCTGCTGCGAGCACTAGAAAGGAAGTTTCACAGTTGTTAGGAATGGACGACGTGAGCGGAGTGCATAATACGACACGGGAGACACTTGCCGGACTGAAAAAGCTTCAACAGTTTACTACGCAGCATTTGCAGAACGTAAAGGACGTTCAAGCGTTGAGCACGTTGCCAGTCCCAGATTCGTTTCTTGACGACGCGGTGGTTCCTGCGCCGTTCATGCAGGCTGTTGATGGCGTTGGAGAAAGTGCTAAGCACGCAGGAAATTGGGTCGAATGGTTCCTGCGGACTCCAGCGGATTACGCTCGGACTAATCCAGTCCTCGGTGAGTTCTTTTCGAAAGGTTATCAGTTGCAGTCGAATGCCCGCAAGTTCTATAGCGAAGCAGTCCGAATCCTAGGGGAAGACTTGACAACGGGCAAGGCCACCAAAGAAGCCGTTGACGAGTCGAATAAGGTCTTGTCTAACAAGAAGTTGCTAACTGCTACAAACAAGTGGCTCGCTGCAAACCAGTTCGCAGCGAAGCAAGGCAAGACGGGAGTTAGCACTTTGATGTCGACTGATGCCCGAGTGCAGGGAATCTTGAAAGGACTAACGCCAGAGGAAGTTTCGTTAGTCGGAAACATGGTCGCTCGTGCGCAGGGGATTACGCAGAACGTCCACGCGTCTAGCCTGGAGAAAATGGAGCAAATTGCGGTTACGCGAGGAGCGGTAATTCCATTGCGCGATGGAACCGTGAAGACGGTGGACCAGGCGACGAAGTTGTCTGAAGCTGTGTTTCAGGCCATTGGTGCAGATCGCACTGACCCTGCCGCCGCAATGAAAGCGGATCAGCAATTGGCGTGGGCTCGTGGGGAAATGAGCCCACAGGCGTTCTTGAATTTGCTGGAGTTTCAACAAAAGCAAGTTGCAAACTACGGAGATTACGCTTCGTGGTATGAGCAGAATCCTGCATGGGTAACGGCCCAAAGACAGGAGAAATATTTGGTGCGGTTTAAAGAGGGCAAGCGCATTAAGAACCTTCAGGCATCGAGTCGTAAGGAAGCGATGGAAATCGTTAAAGATCACAAAGGAGAATTGATTGCTATTGAAGATAACTTCAAAGGAGGCGACGACGAATTTCCGGCGCTTGGTCCAGAAGCTGACGCGTTGATGGCAAAGTTGAATGAGCGCCAGGAGAGTGGTATTCAGATGATGTTGGCGAACGGGTATATTAACGAAGCAGGAGCTGAGTACATGCGCAATACGGCAGGTGTTGCTACACAGTTTGGTCGGGAAGCCGGAGCCCAGGGAAATATTCCGAACTTTCAACCGCCAGCTAGAAATTTGTCACAAGGGGCAGAGGACTTGCCGTTCATGTGGAACCACATGTCGTGGGCGGAACGCCAAGCGAACTATTGGACAAGGGCGCTATTTAGGGCACAAGCGGACCTGCATTTACAAGACCCAACGATCAACGCAAATGAAAAGTATCGCGAGTTGGTGAAGACCCATAAGGATAATTTGTTGCAGCGTGATCCTGGGCTTGCGCAGAAACTGCAACGGTTTACGACTACATGGTTCATGGGGTTTGCGCCCGCGAGTGCGATGGTAAATGCAACGCAGAGCTTTGTTACACACGTGGCAGAATTGACCGCCATGACCGGGAGCCCGATCCAATCGTATAAACAGGTAGCCGGTGCGTTCGGACGGCTGATCGACTATTATAAAGGCGGCCGGAAGTGGAGTAATCCAGATCACGAATGGCTAATGCACGAGGCGACGAAAGCTGGGGAACGTAGTTATTCGATGTATGATGACGAAGCTGCGGCTCAGGAGTCAATCGCGACGAATACCAAACGGTTGATGATGAAGACGAAACCGCAAACAGCAGGCCAGCGAGCTGGTGGGTTGTTCGATGGGGTTCAGAAAGCTTCGATGATGATGTTTAAGGGCATCGAACGGTTGAATAACGACGCGGCGTTGTTGGCCGGCTTTGACCACTATCGGGAACAAGGGTTGCCTAGAGAAGAAGCGTTGGCAAAGGCGTTTGAGTTCAACCACGCGGTGAACTTTGGTGGGGGACGGGCCAACCGACCGATTGGTATTTTCTCTGGCCGAGGAGATACCTTGCGAACCGCGGGGATGTTCGCCACTGCGTTGCAGAGCTATGTGCTTGGAACCACGTGGCAGCTGACGAGGTATATCAAGCAAGGGTTCTTTCAGCCAGAAGGACTAACTCCACATCAGAAGTGGGCGAGTCGTAAGGCTGCAATGCAGATGCTGGGAACGCAGTTCGCGTTAGCTGGGACGTTGGGGCTGCCGTTCGTTAGTGGTGCGATTGCCGTTCTTGAACAAGCGTTCCCAGACCTGGAAATCAATAAGAACATGCGAGAGCTGTTTGCAGGGCTGATGGGCGAAGACGACGAAAACGGCAGCGTCATGCAAGATATCGCCATGACGGGAATCCCTTCTATGATGGGGTGGGATTTGCAGAGTAGGTTGTCGATGGGAAATACACTGCCGGGAACAAGCGAAATCAACGGGTTTCAACCGCAACAGTTGGCTGGCCCTACGCCAAACCTTATTGCGAACTTTGTCCAAGGGGGATTAAAAACTTTGCAAGGGCAGATGCCGTGGGAGTTTATCCCGCCGGGCGCCCGCAAGCTTGCTAAAGACGCGGTGAATGGAGGCCAAAAAGACTGGAAGGGCCGACCGCTGACAGGAGGGCTTACGCCGACGGAGCAGGTAGGGGTGACGTTAGGATTTAATCCGAAACGGGTGAGTGATTTTAACGCTGCAAGCCGCATCGCAACCCGGGCCGACGAAATCCACAATCGCCGCGAAGGGCAGTGGAGGCAACAGCAGGCAACGGAAATCCTCAAAGGCAACTTCGGGAATGTTCGCTCTGCGTTGCAGGAACGAGCACAAAACGAGAAGGACTTTGATGTCCGTCAAGCAGTGCGCTCAATCACGCAGGCGAGCGAGGAGCTCACGTATCCTAGAGACCTCCGCAACGAGGGAGGGAAAGGCCGCGATTCGCGGTTGATGAGCCTCTTTAACTTGGCCCAAACTGGGCCGACTGAGGAGGAGAGACTACGGTTCAGAATGCTCGTTAGCCAACGGCTGGGATTGCCCACGGGGTTGAACCGAGGGGACGTCCAGCGGGCGCAGCTAATGGACAGACTGAAAGCTGAGAAACCAGACGCAACGAGAAGCGAACTTCGCAGAGCTGTTCAAATCAGCCTTCGGGGTTCTTCAGCTTCTTTAGAGTCTCTTGACTAGCAGCGTAGACCTTAACGGTGGTTGACCCCACCGCAACATAAGTCTCGAAGATTTGTGCGTCTTCGACGAGGAACTGGAGAGCCATATCCAGTTCCTCTTTTGTTTTACAGTCAGCGAAAAACAGAGCCCACATTTTTTGCTGAGTAACCGCACATTTTTGATGTTCAAGAAACGTGCGGATTTTAATCGCGATTTCAGCGACTTCGTTTCGGCCAACGCCACCAAAGACTTTAAAAAGGTCCTTTTCCAGGAGTTCAAGATAGTCGAGGGCGATTTGCAGGTGGTCAACGCGAACCTCCATAGACGGAGTCTCCTCCATCAACGCGAGAAGCATACCGAGTTTTAAAACTTGGTCGGGTTTGCTAGCGAACCAGCCTTGGACCTGCGGAGCCTTTTTTGGGACTTCGAGATTGTGCGCGTTGTACCATTCTTTATACCACGCCCGGGTGTAGTCCGAGCGTCCCATTTCACCAGAGACGGAACGGAGTAACTTGAGATGTTCCAAGCACCGATTTTGTGCGGAAAGTTGTTCAGGAGTAGCAGTTGGCTCTGAGTGAGGATTGTCGAATTGCCGTTCGCCGTATTGGAAAAATGTTCGACGAGCTAAGCCGGTGGAGATGATTCGTTGTTTGTGCAGGTCGCTACTGACTTCCGTAGTAAGGGCTCCTAACAAGACCATATACGGATTAGAGAGGATGTCTTGGCCCTGGTTCTTGGTGCCATACGAATAGTTGTCTTCGTCGTAGATATTCGTGAGGAGGTTGGTCCACCCGTCGGGATTCTTTGAAATAAAGTCGATGTATTCGTTGGCGACAATGGTCATAGGATTAACTTCAACCATTGCTCCAGTCGGGCCTTTGGTAACGAATTTAAATTCGTATTCACGACCTGGCTTATCGCCAACCGGAGGATCACCACCCATGAAGCGAAGGAGGCCTTCAACGGTTTCAACAGACTTCGAGATGGGAATGCGATCGAGGCGTTTGAGAAGGGTGGTCACGTGACGCATGGCAAACGATTTTCCGTTGCCCGCGCTGCCGACATACATGACGTAGATGTTCGGCCAAAGAAGGAATTTGCCATTGGGCAGCCAGACCTTTCGAGAGATGGCCGCAGAGACGGTAACAAAGGCGCCCCAAACATGGAACATCGTAGGTGCCTCGTTGCCTTCAGAGTAGAGTAAATAATCGCGGAGGTAGGGAACGTTGTTCACGAATTGTCAGAAGGGTTGTTAGGGATTTGTTGCGCGGCTTCGAAGAACGAACGAACGAGGTCGAAGCGCGAGACGGAGCCGATCATCTGACCATAATCGGCGGCGAGTTGTAAACGGATTTGTTTAAGGTTGCAGGAACGGATGAGCTTGATAACGGCGGCGATAGCCTCGTCGGAGTCGTCGGAATCGGGGGCGTCGACAATTTCGACTTTCTTTTCGTCGCAAATGAAGAAGCCGTCACAATGAGACCACTTAATTTTCAGCTGGTTGTCGGGAAGCCGTTCAGCGACTCCAATAAAGTAGTCGGTTGGGTTGGCTTCGTCCCAGCGTTTTGCCATGCGGACGTTAAGGGTTGGATTCATTTTCGATGACAAGTGCGTTGAGGAGTTCGAGGTAGTTCATCGCGTCGCAGATTCGACCTTTGATGGGTTCACTTTGGGACATGGTGGGATTCTTGGCGAACTGGGATATTGAGGCCACGTGTTTGCGGAAGTAGACGTACCAAACTTGAATCGGCGTTAGGCCGACTTCACGAGCGACGACTTTGAAGTTGTTAAGGACGTCGATGTGGCCTTCGGTGTATTCGGGACGTTTGGCCATGACGATGGCGAGACGTTCGGCAGCTAGGGATTCGCGAGAGGAGTCGAATTCGGAGATGTTCATTTTGAGAAGTCGAGTTGTTTACAGCGCTTGCACATCCATTGATGGTGTGAGTTGATTTCAGCTATCCGTCCGCAGTCGCAAATACGAGGTTGATCTTTTTTGCGAACGGGGTACGAAGGCCGAGCTTTTCGACGAACTGGAAGTGGTGTTCCATGAGGCCAGACCCAACGGCCACGACGGATTTCCATCCCTGGGTGGGGACAAGGAGAAGTTGCTAACGGATGACTCATAAGACAGCGAGAACGGTTGCGTTGAGTGGTTTACCTTCGTCAGATAAGGTGAGATATTTGATTTTGAGTTTGCGACCGATAGGTGGATTCTGGAAATAGTAGGTGAGATCGGAATCGGTGAAGCCCATGAAGACGCCGACGGAGAAGGGCACGATGGTAAATGGTGGAGTTTCGCAAAGAAAGGAGCCAACCATTCCGGCGCGCTTTCCTTCTCCTTCGATGACGCCGATGCATTTAAACTCTCCGTCTTGCCAGTCCTTACGTTTTAGCATGTGCCAAACGCGGTTGTCTTTGTCGGAGAGGAATTTGGACTGCGTTCGAAGGTAGGGGTAGGTTTGTTCGTTGTGACTAGTATATACGCGTTCCTGCTTTGGCCGGGTATATGGACAATCACCAATCCGATACATCATGCCTTCATATCCTGCGCTTACGAATCTCGAATAATGCGACTCGATAGATGGGCCAATGTCCCGAATGCGCAGTGTTGGAACCATGTGCACGCGTTCCCCGCCACGAAAAATCCACCGATGGATGAGGTCGTAACGGTCGGAGAAGGGAAGTTGAAAGTCGACTCGATCGAAGATGTGGTATTCGACAAGATGAGTATCGTCGCGAAGTTCCTTGCGAACGGGCGTGATTGCTCCGTTGATTTTTTGCAGCGACCACCCGTGGACGTAGAGTTCTCCGTCGAGGACGTAGTCCTTGGGAACGCCGAGGGAAGCGAGTTCGGTGGAAAGATGTTCCAGGATTTCGTAGTCCCAAGGAAGTTCGTCGCGAGACTGGAACCGCCAGCGGCCCTGGTTGTCAGTGCCTGCAAGAGCACGGACGCCGTTGAGCTTTGGTTGGACGAATAACGGGGTGCCGAACGGGACGCGATGGGCTTCGTATTTGTGGGCGAGAAGGGGTTTCATTTAAACGTCACCCCAAATTTTTCCATTGCCCGGCGAACGGCTTGCGATGGAGTTGCACCTGCGGCAGCTTGATTATCACCGCCGTGATAAATGCTCGCGTCGTAGTAGGTTCCGACGACGAGGTTGTCCACGCGAGACTCGCGTTTGGTGATGTAGTGGAGAATGAAGTCGGAATTCGCTCCAGTGCGGAGCAGATTCGAGATGTAGCGTTCACTGACGTTTTGTGGTGGATTTGTCATAGTTTAAATTTTGTTTGTTGTTTCTTTCCAGTTTTGCCCCCATCCGCCGTCGAATGGAATTTTAATTTTGATTCCGGCGATGATGAGTTCGTTGTTAAAATATGCCCTGATTTTTTCCTTTGCCCAGTCTCGACGATACTGTGGCCACTGACCGCACAGTGCATCATGGATCTGATGCAGCGGCTCAATGACCAAGCTTCCATTACTCCGCCGATTTTCAGGGTCGTTCCACAAGTTAAGCATCGCCATGTTTGTCGCCCAGGTAGTATTGGCTTGCGGCTCGTGGGCGAGGAACTCTTTGAGCGTGTCATGAAGACGCTGCCCGGAGCGTCCGCCAAAGAATACTCGGACCTGTCCGGAGGCAGCAGTAAGGATGCCTTTAGCAATGATGGTTGCTTCGGCCCACGCGTGCCAGGCTTTAACTCCGTGGTAGCGAATGAAGTAGAGGTCTTGAAGGGTTTTCGCGTCGCCATAAGCAAGGTAGATCGGGGTTCCGGATTCTTTGTAGGAGTCCCTGAGGACGTTCAACTGCATGGTTGGGATGCCCATGAGGTAGTTGGAGCCATGTTGCACACGTTTGCAACCCATATAAAGCCACTTACCGACGATCTTTTGGACTACGGGAAAGACGTTGTCGTGAAGCCATTTGAGGTCGGAACGGGAGAGGGTGTTAATGACAGGGCCGAAGTAGTAAAGTAGGGCGATGATCTTCGCAGGTTTCATGCCAGCGAGATAATCGTCTAGCATGGTCGAGTCACCTAGTCGGGCACAATGCGCAGCAACAGTCCAGCCGTCGGCGCCTTCGAGGTCGGCTTGGAAGAAATCGAACCCGGGGTTTGCTCCATAAAGAACTCGCAAATCTTTTTGAATTGTTTGAAGGTTAGCTCCTGATCCCGTCGGAGATGTATAACACTTGACTCGTCCAGTTTCAGCTTCAAGAGAGTAGCCGCATCGCACTCGACCGTCAGAGTCGCAGTCAATTGCAAGGGTCTCGCGGATGCCTTCGAGGTGTCGATGCAATAGGACATCCGTAAGAAACTGATCGTCGGGGAATTGCTTTTTGAGGGCGAGGAGGGCTTCGACGTCGGAGGTGAGCTTGTCCGTTTTGCGGCCGTTTTCTTTTTTGTATTGGGGAGGATAGCGGAACGACGCGGTGTTTTCCCCGAGGTAGAGGGAACGGTTGAGGCGTTGAGAAGAGATCGAACCTTTTTGGCCCCTAATGTCAAAGCCCGCGAAAGCTGTGAGTCGTTCAGCAACTGGGACAATTTCCCCTTTGTTAACCGCTTGCAATTCTTTTTGTTTTTCTTTGTCATACGCAATGCCTCGGAGTTCCATAAAAAGAAACGGCTTCTGAAGCTCGATCATTTTACGGTAGTGAATATTGGCGGGACGATATTCAGGTTCGTTTTCGAGAATGCCTAAATGGGCTTGAGAGATTTCCGCGGTTACGCAGCAGTCGATTCCACAACCGCGGGCGAGTCCTACTCCATCGGATTCGTACATGGAATCGTCTTTCCAGTGCGGTTCGCGGGTGTAGATTGAGGCTTGAGTGGACAGTCCGCGGGGGAGTTCTGAGTAAACTTCCCAGCCGGAGATCATGGTATCGTCGGAGACGTTTCGGATGGGGATACGGTAGCCGTAGGTGAGGACGAAGTTGTCGTAGAGTTGGTTTTGGAGGACCTTGGGGACATCGAGGCGATCCATAAGGCGAGCGAAAGCACGAAGAACACGGCAATGATCGTCAACTGAAAAAGTATTCCAACGAATAACATAGGCCTTTCCCGGACGTGCGCTAATGCCAACGCAAGGCCAGCCATAGGTGCGGCGTTGGTCCTTCGGTTTCTTTTTGTTTCGGATGACTTCATCTGGATGTACAAGGTTAATGGGTAGTCCACCTTCGATGTCCATGTAGCATTTTTGACCAGCGGGCCAAGAGTCTAGGACGTAGCAGAGAACAGACGCTGTAGCATTTGTGATGATTTCTCGCTTAGGTAGGACGAGGTCTTTGGATCGTCCTTCTTCTGCCGCTCGTTTAAGATCGAATTGGAACAACGGAAGTCCGGAATATTCACGTAGAATATAGGCTGGGTGTAGCGAAGAAATGCACTTAACCCCATGCCATGCGCCACAAACGGAGGACCGAAAAAGACTACCTCTCCAGGCCGAGATAGAGTTCGGATATTTATACCCGGCTTTGTCGACCTTCGGGACGTAGTTCCGTTCGCATTTGAGGACATGAAGAGGAGTCCCGCCGAGAGCAAGGATAAGGTTGGGCTTGAAGATCGACAGGTCATGGGAAAGCTGCGTTATTCCGTTTTGAATTTCGTCCCCGAGCCAAGAGAAATACGGGAGGCGGTTGCCTGGGGGACGGACTTGGCAGACGTTGCCAACGAAGCATTTGTCACGGGAGATTCCGACGGAATGCAGGACGTTGTTGAGGAGTTGTCCGGAGACGCCAGCGAATGGTTGGTTATAGTTTTCTTCGGTCTCGCCAGGGGCTTCGCCTACAATGGCGATTCGATATTCGTCAGGTTCAATGATTGGTTGGAAGTTGGGAACATGGCGACGTTCGTAGACGATGGACGGAGCAGGAGGAGAACCTCCTCCTTGCCCAAAGTTCATTTCTTTTTGTTCTGGCGTTTCCAAAGTAACGTGCGAATTTCGTGTTGATGATAGGGGTTAATAGCAGACAGAAGATCGTATCGAACCGGATCGGAGCGGAGGTCCGAGTCTAGGTAGCGAAGCGCGTAGGAGAACGAAAGATCACGGTTGAGATAGATGTGATAGATGTCGTCGAAGCGCTCGTCAACGTAGTCGATCTTAAGTAAACTGTATGGGTCGTTTGAGGATGTCACGGTAGCCGGTTTGCAGGTTAATGATTAGGCGACCGTAGTGGTCGGGTTGGATTTCACAACCAGAGGGACGAAGCTGACATTGAGCGGCAGCGATGGCAGCGGAACCGGAGCCGACACACGGGTCGAAGACGGTTTGGTTCGGCGTCGCGATAGCGCGATAGATGAAACGCCAAAGGGAAAACGGTTTCGCGAATGGGTGATTGAGGTCGCGGACGACGGAACCGGTGGGGCCAACGAATATAGAGGACATCTGCGGAGAGACAAGGGTTGCGTTGGCCTTGCGACAAACCATTGCGTATTCGATGTTCTTGCAGAAGTTGTAGGCAGGAGCAGCGTTGGAACGGTAGTCGGCTTTGTGCCAGATGAGGGGCCAGCGTTGCACGGAGAAGCCAGCAGCGGTCGCGATCGATTGGAGCTTCTCGTGATGGTCGAGGTCGTAGAAAAACACGAAGAAGCCATTGGGTTTGACGGCGCGATAGGCCGCAGGAATCAAGCGGCGGAGGTCCGCAAGGGAGTCGGCAACAGAAGCTTGAGCTACCCCGGTGGATGCGTTGGCGATGGACGCAAGAAGTCGGTCGACGTCGACGCCGTAGTCAGGATCAGTGACGATATGGTCGAATGAACCTTCGGGGCAAGATTCCATGAAGTCGATGCCGGAGCAGTTGTGAAAAGCAGAAGAAAGGTTGATGACGACGGGAGGAACTTCGACGGAAGGATCGTCCTCAGTGGGCTCAGAGTGGGCCGAGTCGATAGGGCGAGGAGCTGACGCAGGAGTGTCACGCAAGGAAACTTCGGCGAGGGCGATCAACGCGTCGGCTTGCTTTTGTTTAAGCATGAAGGAATAAGCGTGTCGAAGACCGGTGCACTGAGCGTAGCGGTCAGGGTTCGCCATGAAGTCGTAATAAATGGCGTTAGCCGCTTGGAGGTCGGCGTAGGTTACGCCTAGGGTGGCGCCAAACTGACGCATAAGAAGAACCTCACCGCGTTGGCCAGCTTCAATTTGTGCGTATTTCCAGGCCTCGACCATGAGGGAAAGTTCATCCCTCCAGTCGACGTCTTCACGGTGGAGATTCTCCGCGATCTCGGTGATGAGGGAATTGAAGTTGGAATTGTGGAGTTCGTTAACGAGGAGGTAGCCTGCCTTGCCGGGTTCGCGGGTAATGCCGTGATGGAATTCGGTAATGCTCGCGAACTCAGTTGAAGCGCGAAAACGGCGACCACCAGCCCATAGTTTGTAGGTGCCGTTGCCGGACGAAATGAGGGTAATCGGGTTGATGAGACCGACTTCGAGGATTTCGGAGGCGAGTGAGTCGAGGTTTTTGTAACCGCCGAACTGGCGGGAGATACGTTCACCGAGAACGATGGAGGACGCGGGAATGACGGGTGGTGGGGTCATGATTGAGAAGCGTTCTTGATTTTGATAGCCTTGATGTTGCGAACGGCGAACGAGATGTCGGCTTGGACATCGGGCGGAAGGATAGCGAGTTCGACGTCGGACATGGGACGGGTGACGACAGAGGAATTAGGGAGGATTTGCACGATGGTTTCGACGGCGCCGCAGTTGCCACAGATGTGGATGTCAGAAGGACGAGGAGGGTCGTCGGAAGGGCGCGTTGCGCAAAGGTCTGCGGAGTAGGAACAGGACTGGCAGGTGTGGAGAAGTTTCATTTGGAACAAAGTTCAGCGACGTGGCGAGCGGTGGCTTCGGAAACGAGGATGTGGGTTCCGACCAAATGAATTGTCCACGTCCTTTGTCCGCTGTGTAGGGCGATTGCGGTAACACATTCAAGGTCGATCCAGGCGTCGACGCCGTCGTAATCAGTTATTTTTTCCATAAATTCGTGGCAGACTATAATGCGGTCTGCCAGCGCGGTGGAGGTTAAAGAACCGAGAGCTGGTCGTTTCGGCGAACGAGAGTTGCTAGTTCGGTAGCGTTGGAGAGTTGCTCGTTCTTCAACGATTCGAGTTCGGTAAGAATCGTCTTGGCACGAGTGTTAATGGACTTATCCCTTGCCTTCAGCATTTCAATGCGGCGGGCGTTGCGGATGAGTTCGGGTTCGGGAGCGGCTGCGATGTGTTGTTTTTTCATAAAGATTGGGACAAAGCCGCAGAGGAGATGGTCACCCCTGCGGCTATCAGATGGCGGTCGGAAAAAAGAGCCATTCCCCGCCCTCCTAGTCAGTTGAGGTTAGGCCTGAACGTCGCCGGGGAACTTGATCGACTTGATTTCGTTCTGGTCAACGCCTTCCTGGTTGGGCTTGAGGGTGAACGTGATGAAGACCTCCTTGTTCACCATGTCGGGAATGCACTCGACGCCGAAGGGCGGCCGCTCCGGTTTGCCTTTGTCATTCTCCTTGTCGCCGGTGCCGAGACAGGCGTCCTGGATACGAGCAATGTCGGAGACAGCGCGCTCAGGAACCTGGCCGGGAGGCGTGTTCTTGTCGTAGAGAAAGACACGTTTGAAAACGGGGAATCCCGTGTTGATTTCACGGCCGCCGACCGCGGGTGCGGGATCGAGGGTCTTGAATTGGAACGAGAGGAAATCCCCCTTGTCGTTTTTGTCTTGCTCAACTTTGACAAAGGCACAGCGAACCGTGGAGTCTTTCTCGAACAGAGGAAGAGCGGTTGTGGCGCCGGTGGTGTTGAGGGTGATGCTAAGTGGACCTGGCATATAGTTAGTAGGTTATTTGTTTATTTGAATTGCACGATAGCGTCGTGCGCGCTAGAGGGCGGAGGCCCTAAATGGGTTGAGGAGGAGGAAGAATAGTGGATAGCGGTTCGGTAGTCGGGGCAGCCCACGCCTTAACGGATTCAACATCGAACCCCGACGCGAGAAGTTCCTCTTGAATGTCCTCGGCGGTAGCGACTACGTCGTCGAGGCCGTCCGATACAATGGCGACAAGATAGGTCCGGGTCATAGAGAAACCTGCTTGTTGAGTTTTTCTTGAATGACGTTCCAGTCGAACTTGAACTCAGGCGGAAGATCAAGGTCGTTCTTGAGGCCGTAGAATGTGGCGTCTTGGACGGTGCGAAGTTTTTGCTCGTAGTTGTTGCCGACCTTTTTGACCTCGGAGCGCCAGACATTGGTGAAGTAGGCGCCCATGAACGAGGCGAGTTTGCCCGGCCACGCCATCTTGTATTGCGCAAGTGAGGTAACGGGGTCCTCTTTAACTTCTTCGTGAACGGTGAGGACCACGTGCTTGTTGATGGACATGAGCACGTTGATGAGGGCCATGCCGTAGTTGTAGAAGAACCCGTAGGCTTGACGGCCGTCCTTTGGAAAGCTCTGCTGGACGTTGGTCCAGGCCCAGAGGAGCTGGTGAAGTACGCTGCCGCTGTCGAGCACGAAGGTGTCGAACTCGTTGGAGACTTGCGCGTCCATGAGGAGTTCGTTTAGCCGGTCGTATCGAGGAGCAAGTTGACGGGCGATTTCCTGTTCGGTTTTCTTACCGATGAGGTTGCCGATGGGCTTGCCGTTCTTGTCCTTGTCGGCATGGTCATAGCCGACGGGGAGCGGAAGGTTGTGTTCACGGTGGAAATTAATCACGCCAGCGAGGTTCTTGTCCAGGTCGATGAAATAAGGACGAGGAAAGAAGCAGGCGAGCGAGGACTTGCGGGAACCGGGAGGGCCTTGGAGAATGACGCGGGCTTTGGCGTCCGACGAGTATTGGGATGTCGGGGTCATGTTAGCAGACCTCCATTCCGTCGGTGAGCATAATCGGCCAGTCGGTTTTGAGGACGACACGAGTGACGGTTTCGCGTTCACGAACATTGGAGAGGCGGACGGTTACGCCGTCGATAACCTTCTCCCAGTTCCACCACTGTTCTCCTTCCTCTTTCCAAGTCCAGTTGTCACGACCGATAAGTTCGCCGATGGCGTCAATCTTTTCGTTGTTGCCATAGACGCCGATGTTGATCATTGGTTTGTCAGTGTATTCGCACCAACCCGCGAGGTCGTCGAGTTTGGGATAGCGGGTGAGGAGGCGTTCAATGAGGTCAATGATATTGCGTTTGTTTTTTAGGGCTGTAATTATCATAAGGAATCTAAGCGTTGTTGGGCTTTAGAAAGTTTGGAAGGACGGACGGTGATGAGGAGTTGTTCGCTACGTGAGGGAATGTAGCCGTCGGGACATTCGACGTGAAATTGTCCCCAAGTGTAGAGCGAGCGGCCAACGCCAGCGGCAGCAGCAAACGAAGGATAGCGGTTGCCGTCGCGAAGGAGATGGCCGGACGGAGCACGAACCTGGAGAAAGAACGAAGGCATACCTAGCGGTTGTCGGTTGGGTTCCAGGTTACGGATTTATAAAGGTCCGAATGCAGGAGTTTGTAGCGATTCGGTGCGTGGTCGTTAACGCACACGTCGTGGTATTGGCACTTGCCGTATTTGCCCATGCACTGGTTGTCGTGAGAAGGGAACGCGGACCGAATGAGACAGCGGACGATGTCGGAAACGTGATTGATGGTTTGTTCTTTCCACCAATCCATGCGTTCAGGGGAGTATTCGTAGAAGCAGCGAAAGAATTTCAACGCTGGTTCGCCACCGCGCGGCCCCTTCTCCATTAAGGGAGTTGAACCTGAGGGTCGCTTGAGCCGAATAACGTTCAAGCAGAAAGCGCGCAAGTCGAGCTCAGGCCATAGCTGTCTGCCGGCCCAGATATAACCAAGGACCTGAGACGAGAGGACGAAAGATTGGGTAAAAGTGTCCCCGTCGATGGAGGAAGTCTTGTGGTCCACTACGCGGTTGAGACCGTGGGTATGCGCGACCAGGTCGATTCGACCAGACCATGCAACGTGGATCTGTGAGACGAAGCGCGGTTCGTTCCAGGCAGGGAGCTTTAAGGTGGAGTTGACCGGAATGGTGCATAAAGGAAGTTCGAATGGGCGTTCGACGATGAGGCCCGAGGAGTCGGAGAGGAGAGAGAGTTTGTAGTCGTCGAATTGACTACGCCATTGGTAATGTTTGAGGACTTCGATGCAGGTGGAAGGGGTGCGGTATTCGTCGGGCGGAGGAGGATTGCGAGAAAAGAAGTCGATTACGTTTTGTTGCCAACGAGCAGCAAAGGATTCGGGGGATTCGTCGGGAAGGGGTCCACGATGAAGGTCTTCAAGTCCGACGTGAGTGCCTCCACCGAACGATAGCGCAGCGTTCTTAGCGTGAGCTTCACGGCCATAGACTGCGTAGAAGAGCCACGACGTGGGGCATTCTTTGAACTTGGTAAGGGAAGAGTTATCGAGGACGAGAAGATAGGCGGAGTCGGTTCCGGGGATGAGGGTGAGGAGTTCGCGACGAGAAGGAGCGACAGAAGGAGCGAGTTGCTCGGTGTGGGATGAGGTGGTGTCGATGGAGATCATTTGAAGATGAGGTAATAGGCAACTGAAGCTGAGAGCACTGCAAAACTGACGTGGATTCCTAAGTAAAACCAAGTAGGAAGTCTGTTATAACAGATGGTAACGTCTAGTGATCGTTTAAGGGCATATTCGAGACCGGAAATTTTTGCCTCTAAGGAGTCAATGAGCATGTTGCGTTCGTTATAGCCGGTAGCATACGCTTCGTAAAGAAGGTCGTATATGGGATCGTGCTTTCCGTCCATGAGTTGGGCTACAGAAGGTTTTAAATACTCTGGAGCGTTGTCTTTTAAAAATTGTTCGAAGGTCTTGTCCATTTTAGTGATGGCCCATATTGGGCCCATTGAAGAAAAGAATTGTGCAGTTGAGAGGATCGAAAGAATACCCGAGGGTGGTGTAGTACCACGCGGCGCGAGAGCAAATCACGCCGAGGAGTTCATCTTCGGTTAAAGTTTCGCCCTCCAGAGACGGCAACGGCCCGCACATAAAACACGGGCCGGACCAAAGGATGTAATTACAACGAGTCAAGCATAGCTTTTCGTTTAGCACTGATGCCTGGTGTCCGTGTTCGAGCAATGCTTTTTGACTCTGATCCCAGAGCCGCACTAAGAGCTTGTGGGCTTGCGAGTGCTCGAAGTTGTTGGACATAAGAAGTGAGTTCGTCAGGTGACATTTCCAGCAGCTTTTTGTTTTTGCTTACGCTTAGAAGATGTTGGATTGGGGCATCCGGTTCGAGGGAGGAAGTTAAGCTCGTCGAGGAGGACTCGGAGCTGTTCGACGTTGGCGGAGTCTGGGTCCCAGGAGGGGGAGATCCCCCGTTCGAGGCAGGCGGCATGGAGTTTTCCATAGAGGATGTTGGTTAAAGCCGCGGCGGCACCGCGTTCACCAGCGAAGACTCCGCGGAAGAAATAGTCGAAGGCTGCGGAGTCGAGGTTGATGTTGATACGGGTAGTGGCGTCGAGGGATTTGATGGGGTTGACGAGGGTGGTGTTTGGCATAAATTTTGAAGCGCGAAGTAGACGCGGGCACAAGCACGGCAGTCGACCATGGCGTTGTGTGCCCCGGAAAGGGGTTCGTTGAAGAAGAAACGGTAGGCCTCGAAGAGTTTCGGCCATTTGAAACCGCCGCGGTTGGTATTGGGGATGCGGACGATTGGGGTGGCAGCCTTCATGGTGCAGAAGGAGAGCGAGGAGTTGAGCGAGGGGACGCCGACTTCGAATAGCGCAGCGTTCATTACGCGTTCGTCGAACGAGTAGTTGTGGGCGACGAGAGCACGGGAATGTTCGAGGAGGTTGGTGAATAGGTGAATGGCAGCAGGAAGTCCGACGCCGAAGTTAGCACGGTGTTCTTCGGAGATGCCGTGGACGGCGAGTGCGCCGGGTTCAACAGAGCGGCCATAGTTCTTGACGATGACGTCAAGGGAACACATTTCGTGACCGTTGTCGTCGGTGAGGAGGGCACCGAGCTGGACGAGGTGGGGATTGTTGAACCCGGTGGTTTCGGTGTCGAAGAAGAGGAGCATGATGGATGAGGTTAGGTTGAGGTTGAAAGGGCCGGTGATTACGCACGCCGGGATGCGGAAAGTAGCGTTACTGTCGATCGCATTTCACGCTTTTCAAATTGTGCTGGTTTATACACAGAGCCAGCGTGTGAGTCGTAACGCGTTTGAACTTATAGGTGCTATACCGACCAACCCCCTGCAGCTAATTTAACGTCTTCGCTTACAGTTCGCGACGGCTAGGATTTACGTGCTGCGTCAGCGACGGAAGACTAGGAGTTAGCGATCTCCTTGGACAGGTTACCATCCTGCCTACTAGTTAGTGGGTCTTCACCACCCGCGGATTCGAACCGCTACAGTGTTAAGGTTGAACCTCGAAGGAGAAGAGAAGTTAGATACGGAATCGAACCGTAAATCCCGTGCCCAGGATTGTTACCTAACTCTAGCAACTGCCGCTGCTTTACCTTCTCTCCTCGTTCGAGGTGAGCCGCCACATTGTCAGCAGGTTGCTCAGTCTCTGGATAGACATTTAACGTCAAGCCTATCAGTTAGACGTTCCGTTCCGCGCGATTTCGGCTGGCCAGTGGCCGGAGTGCCAAGGGAACGAAAGGCGAAGCCTTACAGACCCGCGGCCAACCAGGCGTCAACGGCCTTGGCCAACGAATCCTTGGTCGGGCGCCCGGTTTCCTCGTCCCGTTCGATCTTGCCGGAGCCGATAACGGCTTCGATGACGGCCACCTTCTGTTCGAGGGTATCGTCATCGAGGAGCAAGAGCGAGTCGGCCTTGTCCCGGGCAGCCTTGGAGGCGCCGGCTTCACGACGCGAGGGCGACGGGTCAATGGAAATGGAATCAGCGACCTCTTGGGCTTTCGCCTGGAGTTCGGATTCCTTGGCCTTGAGGGTGTCGCCGGTGAGAGGGTTTCCGTCGTCGTCCGAAAAGTACTTAGCCTTGGCACGTGCGAGGTGCTGGGAGAAGAGTTCCTTGACGGGGGAAACTTCGTCCGGGTTCTTCGCACGGGCTTTCGCGGCTGCGGTTTTCTTTTCGTCCGTGGCGCGTTCGACACCGGTGAGGGAGACGAGAACCTTGGAGAACTCACGCTGCCACTCGGGAAGCGTGCCACGCCAGATTTCGGCGGAGCAGGCGTCGGCGAGGCAGGAGCCGAGTTTACCGGCGGCGGTGTCGTAGGCTTCAACGGTATCGGGGCCTTCAAAGAGGAGGTCGAGACCGTTGGAGGATGTTTTATACTTAGCCATATGGATTTGTTTGGTTGATGACGGATAAGGTTTACACGTCCGTCGGGCGTGATTCGTCGAGTGGTTCGACAAAAGGGATTGAGATGGTTTTGTGGGTGCGCCAGAAGAACGCAGAGCGACAAGCTGGCGAACAGTGGAGCTGGGATTTACGGTAGGGAATGAAGGCCGCGCCACAGTTTTTACAGTGTGACTCAGGGAGGGGAATTTTCCTTATGGGAGGGCGGCGAAGGGGCATGGGAGGCGAGCCCTTAAGATAGGCGTACTAGCGCCTTTTGCAAGCGGAAAAATGGATATATTTTCGAGGAGCAGAAGGCGCTGGAAAGGCCAGCAAAATACAAAGGAAAATTAGCTGTGCTTAGTTTGCTTTCGCGATTAACGAAAGTTTCATTTGCCAAGGTAGAGTGGAATGTAGCGGGGATTGCGTTCGAGGTAGCGATAGAGCACGGGGTTGTCGGGGTAGGCAGAGTAGATAGATTGAAGTTGGAGCTGACGCTGGAGACGTTCGTAGATGAGTTGCTGTTCGAGCAGGCGCAGGCGTTCGGAGGCGGCCCAGGTTTGAAAGGACGAGGGAGTCGGTTGTTGGCCGAAGACCACGTGGCAGAGGGCGGCGGTGCCAAGGACGATGAGGAGTTGAGTGCGGAGTTTCATAGGAGTTTGATGAGATTGCGGGTAAGGCAGAAGGCGATAAGGAGGTGGAGTGGGGAGGCCAACAGCGGATACCTCCATTTGATCCAACACGTTGGCTGTGTTAAGTCGTATAAGCAATCCTCGAAGACGTGCCACTCTTCGTCCGTCAACGCCGCAAGAAGCTCACGGCAGGCGTCGAGGGAGGCGGGGTAGTTGGGGAGTTCGTGAAGAAAGTAATAATTAGGCTTACCTGCCATTGCGCCAAACTGCAACTTCTCAGGAATTGGAACCTTAACCCACTTCATTTCTTTCGCCGCAAGTTCACGAAGAAGGTTGTCGTGCTGACCGGAGAGGAGGGATTCAAGGGTGAAAGAGGGAATATTATTCGACATATTTGTGGCGCACTTCTAGCAGTTTCTGAGCTGCTAGATAGGCTTGGTCGGGTGTGCAATTCTCATTCGCCGCGTAAAGTTGACCCGCGAATAGATCAAGCAGGGTAGCGCAATCCACGGGAACCCACGCAGTGATTGGTTGGATTCCGTGGTCAGGGTGATGAATGGCTGGGATAGGGCTGAGAGGTGGGGTGTTCATTCCGTGATTTCATTTTCGAGGGTTTTGGCGAGGGCGACGGCGCGGGTTTGCCAGGGGGCGACGGCGACAACGAATACAGCTAATGATATTTGAGTCGAATCAATCGGAAGTGCTTCTTTGCAGAGCGCGTCCCAATACACTCGTTGCTCGTCGCGGTTCAGCTTCTTCTCAACCTCGCGGACGATCCAGTCCCATTCGCGGGGAGTGACGGGGGTTCGCGTGTCATTCCAGAATACATTGGTGTCACCCATTCCGGTGTGAGGGTACAATAACTCCGGCAACTCCTTGGCGAGGAAGAGTTGCAGGGCGAGGTCAGAGGGTTGGGAGTCTTCCTCCATTATTCGGCGGGCCTCTTCAGACCAATCATCAGGTTGTCTGATCATACTCCACAAAGGGTTAAGAGTTCGTCAGGGAAGAGGGTGAGGATTTCGTCAAGTTCAGCATAGAGGGCGTGGTATTTTTTAGGCATGAATGCCTCCCACTCTGAAACTCCCATTTCACACGCAATAGCAGCTTGCTCGGCGTAAGCTTCGTGCAACGTCAAGAGTTCATCGCGTTTTGTGACTAAAGAATTGAGGTGGACTTTCCCCATCTTCACCAACGGCACGATGATGTTGCGGTTGAGGGCGATGAAGGAGGCGTCTTCTTCGCACATTAGTGACCCGAGATACTGGCTCTGTCCCTCGCTCCATAATTCGTAAAACGGATATTCAGTATCGACGGTAGATGCCCACCGTTCCATTGTCGCCATCTTCTCCATCTCTTCAACCTTGGCGAACAGGTTGCGAATGCGGGTGAGGTGTTCGGCGGTGGTCATTTCGTGTCGTCCCAGAGGTTGAGGGTTCGGAGAAAGGCTTCGGCGCGTTGGGAGGCAGCAATGTGGACTATTGAACTATCACAACAAACGTGAAGATATCCTTCGTATTCTAACGCCATGTTGGAGTAAGGTCCATATTTATAGATGCACACTTTCTCCGCCTCGTGCATGGCGTTGAGGTCGGAGAGGTAGTTGGGAAGGATTCGTCGTGCGTGGACGTCATTTAAGTCTCCTTCGTGACTTGGCGGAATCCCAGTAGGGGCGTTGTTCCACAGGCTAGTGCTGTATACGCCACGCCACCCACACGCTTCAGCAATCGCAATTCGTTGTGCTTCGGGAGTCATATCATTTTCTCAAGGTGATAGTTGATGCGATCGAGGTGATGAGTGGCGATGTTGAGGAGCTCCTCGCCGCGCACGAGCCCGAATTCGTTTTGCAGGGCTTTAGTTGCAACGGCGCCACGCCATTCGTGAAAGTTGATCCAGAAGAGATGGTAGAGTTTTTTCATAGCAGTGGGATGTAGGCTGCGAGGCAAAGGCCGACGATGCGAGCGTCGAAGGAGTCGATTTGGTAGTTTTTGTAGCAATCTCCGTAGCCCCAGTAAAGAGGAGAGCGGCCAAGGACGTAGGAATCCGGCGTTTCCCCGAAAAGGTTTTCGAAGTGCGTAAGGTAAGGGTCAGCAGAGACGTTGTGAACACATGCGGCTATTCTAATGGCTATGCAGCCATAGTGATAAAGCTCGTCTTCGACTAGCCGTGCGGCGTGAAGAAACACGGCTTTTTGTTTTGGGAGTTTTTGTCTCATAGCGAGAGGACCAGGATTACGAGACCACAGAGGAACATAATGAGGTGGAAGGGAGGAATGAACGAAAAAAGAATAATCACCAATCCGGTGATGATCGAGAAGCCGTTAGTTTTCATAAATGAAATCGTCGGAATTGATATACGTCAGGTTTTCTTTTGCACGAGTGGCGGCAACGTAGTGCAGGTTGATTTCTTGCTGGCGTTGCCAAGCGTTGCTGGCGAACTTGCCGATAAGGAATTGGTCGAGAATGAAGACATTCGTCCATTCAAGGCCTTTGGCCTTATGGATTGTTGAAAGAACGATGCCGTTGGGCTGAACGGTAAACAGCTTTTCGATAAGAAGCGGCACTTCAGTCGGCCCAAACTGGGCCTTGTTTGCGAAGAGTAGGAGACAGTCGGCGCGATCGCGAACGCTGGCGGCACGTGCTACGCGGTTCGAAGAGAGAAATTTCGTTGTTTCTTTTTCGCACCACGAGCGAATGGCTACGCGGAGCGCGGGAAGATCAGGCGACTTGAAGGTTTTTACCTGGGTGATCAGTTGTTGCGCCACGTCCCGCCCGAGAATATAACACGGACGGGACGCACGGAGTAGTTGAAACGCGGTGGAGACTAGTGGGGCGTTGGTCCGGCAAAGGACTGCGGAGCCGGAGGGAATGTCGTCCGGGGTCCAGGAGATCGCGTGCCGAACGGAGCCCAGCGGTGCTGTTGGCGAAGGAAGGATCATGACGAAAGGAGGGCTCAGCTCAGGTTGAGGTTTTTCTTCGCCTCAGCGAGTTTTTCGACGACATCGAGGGAGAAGGTCTGACAGCCGACTTTGATGCCGGAAGCAGAGACGACGGCGGAATAGCTGGCGTTGAGAGGGACGACTTCTTCGGTGGGAATAGACCAAGTGGTGAGGAGACGCAGGAACTCTTCGAAGGAGAGTTTAACCGCATCGACGGATTCCCAAAATGCGCGAGAGCTATAGTCGAGGCGGAACCTAGAGGATGCAATGCCGACTGCGTCGGTCAGACTCTCGCGAAACCCATAGCATACATTTAACTTCAACGCTTCCGCGAAGGCTTTGATTGCTGCAAGTTGAGCGGGAGTTTCGATTTCGGTGTAGCAGGGAAACGGGGACGTTGGAAGGTAGCTTTTACGAGGGAGGCCAACGTAGTTGTACATGATGTTGATGAACTCGTTGAAGCTGACTTCAGGGTAACCTTGCTCCTGATAGTATTCGAGGCTGCTACCGTCGATTCGTGGGCGTGCGGGGTTTGCGTCGTCGAACCCCACTGTGGCGGCGGTTCTATTTGGAACGTTCATGGCCCCGGTGATTCCAACTTGCCGCATGTGGAACTCCAACTCGGGATATTGTTTTTTAGTGATTCTTGTGAATTTCATTTTGTTTTGGAATTTGTTTTCGTGAGTTTTTCTTGTATTTGCTTAACTTCTTCGCGGATCATGTCCCGTGTTTTGCGGGTGATCGGCTGAAAGATTACTTTGCGCTGCTGATTGTTATTCGGCATCGGGGAGAACTTCGCGGAACAGTGCGCAGTGAGGGCAGGTTTGCCAGTTAGTGGGAGGAGTAGCGAAGGCAGTGACATAAAAGCCCTCGTCATGAATTACATACTCGCGTGGCACACGAGGAGGTTTGACGCGATAGTCGTTTTCAACGAAGTTGAATATAGGGTTAAGAACCTCCCACCAGGGATTGTTCGTCCCGTGGTCCCTGAATTCAATCATTTTCCCGGCTTTCGCGGCCTCCAACACGGCGATCTTTTCGTCGATAGTCATGTTATTTCGCCTCCGGGTTGAACAGAGGATCGTTCGGGTTCAGGTGCCGACTCCTCAGTTGCTCGGCAATTGCCTCGGGCGTCTTTTTCATTTGCCAACGCGGCACCAGTTGGCTGTTGTTCGGGGTGCCGACGTCGATGAGGAGGTTGCGATTGCGTTTACGGTGGTATTTTTTCAGTTGCATAATAGTGGTTGGTTAAAAGGGAGACTGTTATGGAGGATGAAATACGTTAGTTGATTGTTATTCTAGGCTCCGTCGCTGCGCTGTTCTGTCCTAAGATGCGTTGGGCTTCTTTCACCACAGCGTGGCTGCACCGATAGCTAACGCTCAACGGCAGCTCTTTCGCGGAGAACATCTCTGCTAACTTCTTCATGCCGTCCACGTGCGCGCCACGGAACCCATAAATGGCTTGGTTCGGATCACCAACGGCAATCAGCCGTCCGTTGGGCTTGAGCATCCGAGTCAAGAGCTCATGCTGAATTCCACTTAAATCCTGGGCTTCGTCGACGAAGATCATGTCCGCCAACGATTTAAAGGGAACATTCAGCTGATAAGTCAGCCAGAGCATATCGTCGAAGTCGACCCTCGAAGTATCCGCTAACGAGAGTTTAAGTAGTTCTCCTGCGATTTCGAATGAGTCCTCCGGCGGATCGTCAAGATCATGATGATCCACGATTGCCCCGAAATCCACGTTCATTGGATTTTCCGTGCTCCCTTTGGCGAAGCTAACTAGCTTATCGACGTATGGGAAAACCCGCCAAAAGTCTTTGTCGCTTAACAGTTCGTTATCCTTCGCGAGTTGTTTTGTTTTCGCCGCGTCGATGCGCACGCGAGGGAACATCTTCTTCAGCGCGTCCAAGCATGCGCTGTGGAACGTGCTAACAACCACGAAGTAGGGCATTCCGATTTTTAACTCCTCCGCGATGCTCTTGCTGAAGGCCAAAAATTTATACAACCCTCCGGGGCGTAGCTCCTTCGCGGCCATTTTTATCGTTGTCGACTTTCCGCTGCCCGCTGCTGCGTCGATGACGAGGCTTCCGCTTTCGTTCGCGATGAAATCAAAAATATCTTGTTGGAATTTGCTTGGCGTCATACGAATAAAACCAGCTGCTCCGGTTGGCCGAAGCCTCCGGAATGTCTCGCCTTGATTCCTTGCGTGGGCCAGTTGTTCGGCACCTTCTTTAGCGCCCCAGCAAACGTGAAGCTCACTTCAAGTTGCTCGGCTCTAGACGCAATCTGCGTTGCGGTTGCCTTTTTCGTCCGCCCTCTCTGGATTCCATATGCGGTTGCAATATATCTCAACTGCTCCCGCGTATACGCGTTCATCAGCCGCTCCACGAGCATCCCGCGTTCGGTTATCGTCGGTCTCGTTAGCATTTTAGTTCTGCCCCACGTAGTCGCGGAGCGCCTTGGTGAAGATTGCGCGATTCACCACCCGGGCCAGCGCCTGTGGCACGTCGTCGTTGCCCATCGTAACCAGCATCGCCAACATAACCTGGGCTTTGTTGTACCCGAGCAAGACCAAAACATTGATCATCACGGCCAAATGCAACCCGTCTTCTTGCTTCATCGCCAACGACATGATCGCGAAGGTCAGCCTGCAGTCGAGTTCTTTAAATTCCTCGATAACCTTCTTCGCTGCCTGTCGACTTCCTTCGTCTTCGATCGCTTGTTCGTAAACCTGGTCTTGACTTTTGCTGTAGTTGATTTCTTTCATAAACTCGTTTTCTTTGGGCCCATCCTGGGCCTACAGTGCCGCGAGCATTGCGTCTCGCTGGGCCTTTTTTGTTGAAATCTTTTCTGCCTCGTTGGCCGAAGGCCTCTTAACCCTTTTCCCCTTCGCCTTTGCGGAGCGTTTCTCCACCACGTTGCCATCGGCATCCAACACCAACCCTTCTTCTTTCTTCGGCGTTCCGAATTTCGGCGGTGGCGCCCCGCTTCCGACCTCTCTCACCACATACCTGTCTTCGCCGAATTCATCCTTGACCTTCAGCACAATCTCTTTCGTTTCGTCCCAAATGAACCGCTGAACATGTCCCCACAGGGCTCCGCCTTCGTTCCTCACGAAGATTCCTAGATTCCCGTCCGTCGCGATGCACGTCAAGTTCCCTGCTACCCCTTTGATGTGACCTGCGGTTCTTTTCGTTACCCTCCAGCCCCGCATCCGACTCCCTTCGATCGTCATTCCGCTTTCCCGCAGAACTTCATTCATGCCCTGTTCATTCGCGCTTCGCGCAGCGTCCCGAAGGTCAACCAGCTCCGTATTTTTCAACTTCGCCTCTGCAATTTCGTGCGGCTTGAGTTTCTTAACTTGCATATTCCCCTTTCCGTCCACATCTATCGCAGTGGGTGAACTTCAGTTTCGGTTGTGGTTCCAACTTTTCGTTGAACATTACATGCTTTAACGCAAGTCCTTTTGGCTTAGTTGCGCATTCTTCATGCGCAACGAAGCTTCCATAAACACACTTGAGGTCTTTATACGCGGTTAGTTTCATTTTGTTTCAACTGCAAATCACCCAAACGTTCATCTCGCCCGGCTTCGCCATAATATTCATTTGCATTTCGAAATCCTCTTCCCAACCTTCGGGCATCTTATCCACAATGATCACCGGCATTTCCGGTTTCAACAACATCGCCGCGTGCATAACCTCCCGCAATTCCTGCATCGTCGGACTATACAAAACCCTGCTCGCTTTTCGCCGAATGTTATCCTGCTGAACCGCAGCTTTCATCTCCGCTTCAACCAGCAAATCCTTTTCGCGTTTCCTTTTACGCTCCGCAGCCTTCCGGCATTTCGTTCTATCATACCATTGATTCGCCCTTACTGGGACAAACGAATTTCCACAAATTTTGCACTCCCTTGTCAGCGAAATCCCTTCAAATGACCCTTCTTCGATGCCGTTTGCCGCTAGGCAATTTTCCTTTGTATTTTCCATAGGCTCCCATCTTCCCTCTTTCCCTCCCTTCCTGCAATCAAAATACAAAGGAAAATCTCCTAAGCGCAAACCTTCCTCTTGCGTAACCTTCCTCTCACTCAACCTTCCTCCTTCCCTAAGATCATTCCTCCCTCCTCTGGCCTCTAGAGCCCGAAGGGAGGGAGTGTATATTATATAGTTATATA